GAATCGATGCTGCCATGGGAAAGAAAGACTTATATTTCTCTAGTCGCGAAGCACGTTGAAGAAGAAAACGAAAGAATACGACAGCAAAAAGAAAAATCTTCCTCTGATAGAGCAATAAAGAAACGTATGAGATAAAATGGCAAAGAAAACAGATCCAGAAATTGAAGAACTAAAAGAAACAGTTGATCAACTTAAAAAGAAGGTCAAGACTGTAGAATCAGACATCTACAGTCCAGAGGCACAGAAGTCATTTAGTGAATACACTGGATCTCGAGAAGAATTTCGCAGAGAAAAGAAACTCCGTGAAATTGCTTCAGGTAAAAAAGATACTGCAACATCTCAAACTCTACGTTTTGTTGCCGCAGCAGTTTTTGGGAATAAAGATCTAACTGCAATTGTTAGAGAAAGATTTCAAACAAGATATACAAAAGAAGAAATCGAACAAGCAAAGAAAACTCTTGAAGAGGAGTTTGGTGTAAAGAAACAAAAAGAGAAAAAGACTCTCTCACCGCAAAGATTAAAGAAAGAACTTAATGATGCACTTGAGCCAATTAAATCCTCAATCATGGGTTTATCAGTTGCTGTTGATAAGGTAAGTCAAGAAGTCTCATCAACAAATCGTCGTGTTAAATCTATTGCTGATAATTTAGTCGGAACAATAAATGATGCATTGACAGCACTAGCAAAAGGTAGAGGATCCCTTGAAAAGATTCCAGAACAAATGAAGCCTTTGTCTGTTGCTGATGAAGAAGGGAAGGAATATCTCTATTATCCAGATGCTCCTACAGGCAGACAATTATATGAGAAAAGTAAGACAGGCACTGCTGGTAAAATTGCAAGTAAAAAGATTCAAAGAAAATTAGACGCAGAAATCAAACGTCTATCTCGCGAGACTAACTTAAAGCCAGTTCGCTTCACTGGAGGAGATCCAGAAGTTGATTCAATTGTAGAACAAATTAAAGTTTTACTTGAAGAAGAAAGTATGTTTCGTAAAAAAGATATGGAATTGCTCGTCAAGGATTTAAAAGAATCGCTCATTAAAAAACAACCAAACAGCGTCTTCGATTTAGAGGCTGATGAGCAGCAAGCCATTCTCCAAAGAGCCATGGAAAAAGCACTTGATGCAACTTTATATGATGCTTTGAAGAGAGTGTTTAGAGATAATCCTGATTTATTGTCAAATAATGGATTTGATTTCCCAACTTTTCTTCCAGGAAGAAACAACAGAGTCCCAACTCCAACTCCTCCAGTACCAACACCACCTACACCAGATGGTGGAAAAAAGAAAATCCCAGAAAAGATAAAAGATGTTTTTCAAAAAATTCCTTTACCGCTTCGTGGAAGATTATTGGGTGCTGCAGGTTTATTAGGATTAGCAACAATTCCAACTATGGGTATATTTGACTCTCTTGATTTTAGTTTAAAAGAATCTGGAAATAAAGCCATTCAGAATATATCAAAGGGGTCTGTTCAAGACATCGCAACAGCAATTCAAGTTCCAAAGTATGGTGCATATACTCTTCAAGAATTAGAGAGAATGGCTGTTGATGATCCTTCTCTTAAGATAAAACTTGATAAAGCAAAAGAGATTGCTGGACTGAAACCAATCTCAAAAACGGATTTAAATCTTTCTCCACCAAAGCCAGCAGAAGGTCAGCAAATTGTTGACATGAATCAAAAGAGAATTGAAATTCAATCGGCTGATAGAGTTGAGATTCCTTCTCAGACAGTAAATCAAATCAACAATACGCAAGTCATTCCTGTGCCTTCTACTAAAAAGAATATTGAAGTGCATAATCAAGAGAACACATTCAATCGTTTATTGGCTCAAGAGTTCGATCATCCAGCAACATATGCTAATATGAATATGGGATAAAAAAAGGGGGACCGAAGTCCCCCTGAAAACATCTACGGTTTTCTAATTGAAATTACTCTGCTGCTAACTTCTCGAAAAACGCCATATCGTCGTCATCGACGCTGACATTTTCAGCAGTTACTTTCTTGGCTGGAGCAGAGCGAATGACAGGAGCGGCTGCTTCCTCATCATCAACTCGCTTGGCAGTTGCACCAGCAACACCACCAGCACCAAGAACCTTATCCAACTTCGCCTTGAGTTCATCATAGGACTTGAAGTTTTCAGGCTTCAAGAAATCCTTGAGTGAATGAGCCGACTTCCAAACCTGCTCAATCTTCGCATCTTCACCATTGTACAATGCAGCAGGAGCAGCAAACTCCGACTTGTCATAGTTACGATAGCCTTCAACGTTGCGAATCTTGATCTTGAAGTCTGCACCCTTCCAGAAGTCAAACGGATTCATTGGAGTCTCATCAGCAAACTGTGGCTCGAGTTGCTCCTTGATCTTGTCGAAAATCTTCTTTCCGAACTTGAACAAGAAAACCTTGCCTTCATTTTGCGGACGCTTGGCGTCAGAGATCACAAGAACGTTTGCAATGTACGTCAACTTGCGCTTTTGCTTGCGAGCAATTTCTTTGTTTGCTTCAATACCTGAGTTCCACAGAACAGTGTTGTACTCAGAAACAGGATCGGTCTTGCCAAGAGTTGTGAGAGAATTCTCAATATACCAACCACCTGGACCTTGGAAACCATGTGACCAGATCTGGACCCACGGAAGACCATCCTCACCGTCGACGGCTGGCGTATCGAGAAAACGGACAACTGCGTATCCGTTGCCAGCAGCATCAACTTCAGGTTGCCAGAAACGTTCATCGACGTTCTTGCCACCACCATTACCTGCTGAAGATTGCTCAACTGCTTTCTTCAACTTGTCAAGAGATGAACTCTTGTTCTTTAGACTTGATAGACTCATATGTATTCTCCGTATAGCGTTGTATTAAATGTATATCGACTTGTCCACTTTTTCATCATTACCATACTATTATATATCATTTTTTCTCAAAAGTAAAATCACAATCTTTTAATTTTGTATTCACTTTTATATATGAACAAAAATAAATTTACCAATCTTTCGATAACAAATGGAAAATTTATTGTTATTCGTTCTCTATAGTTAGTGCCTGTATTATACAAATAAGCATTTAACTCAAGATCATTATTTGCTATTGTGATTGCTGTTTCTAAGAATACAATCCATTGATCCCAAAATTTGTTGTTACCAATGTAGTAAGAACAATATATGAAATTATCTTTTTCAAAATGTTCTTTGTTTATATCAATATCATATCCCATTTTGTTTAAAAGACGGTTTGTGAAATCAATCATTCCAGGATGATGACAGTCGCCTTGAGTAAAGGGATTAGAAAATTTAGTCACCTCATCAAAAAATGGATTAACATGATAAACGTCATAATCTGGATTATTTAAAATTGAATCATAGAGTTGCTTGCCAGAAATTTTTGTTTTTTCTGCAAATCTCCAACTCAGCATCCCCCAATATCCATCAAAATGTCTATTCTTAGAATAAAGATCAAGTATGATTGGATATTCTCGAAGTTCTGGTTTATCATTAGCCATATTGTTATATGGAATGAACATTTTATCTAGAGAAGCGAACTGCTGTCCCATGAAGAAAGATTGATAGATCTTAAGGCGCATGATTCACCAAATAATCTTTAGTTAGTGTTTTATACTTATCAACGTTCACATTCAAGAAGGCACCATACTTGCGCACCTTTCTTGACACTTTGGGATAGATGATATCATCTGAAATCTTCTTGTCCCAAATTTGGATAAAGTTGAAGATGTTATTCAGAATCACAAGAGTCTCAATCGTTACATCTTTTTGGAGAAATGCCACTAACAATTTTGGAAATTGTCCATCTTCAACTTTAAATAGATTGTTAAACTCTTTCGGATCAGGGCAAATCTTTTGTAAATCTTCAATATAGATTTTGCTCATGGAATCGGTGGTTCGTTTCCAATCCCTATAAGTTTCTTCAGCCTGGTCTTCAAGCAATGACTTGGTCCAATTATCATCACTGTGTACAAAATTAGCAACCAGAAATGGAACCATTTCATCGTCGCGATACTTCCGCGCAAGGCGGTGGAATAGAAACTTGTCACGACGTTTTTGAAATGCATCTACTGATACTCGAGTTTTGCCATCATATTGAAAGAAGTTATAACTCTCTGACGTGAAGTGCAGCTTGATGGCTTGATAGATGCAATACAAATCGTAACCGTTCATGATTTAAATATCTGAAATGTTTGAGACTAGAGTAATTCTACCTTCTGCGCAATTATTCTTCGGCACAAAGTGCTCAATCCATGCATCGAATATTAATAACATTCCCTTTTTAGGAGGAATCGAGAATATCTTTGCATTATGCATGGTATGTCTTATGATTGGTTTGTTAATAAATCTATGATGTGGTCTAGAATCATCAAAGCATATTGGTGAAGATCCTTCGGGCGTTTGCAAATAAAATACACTTGAGTATGAACAGTTTGGGTGGAAGTGAGGCAGATGCTCGTCATCTTTTACCATTTCGCTCGCAAAGGTTGTGATTGATTTTATATTCATCAGATCATAACCCTTAATTCTGTTAAAGTTTTGAACATGATCGCATATAAAAGAATTATATAAACCAAATTCTTCTAAATTCCCAATACTTTTACTTGGGTCATAGTTGAATGTGCTTTTGTATTTGAAGATAGTAGATGCTGCGTACCTTTCGTCGCTGAGATATTTTTTCGCAAGTGGCAGCATCATATCTGCCAGTTCTACATCTTCCGCCACATACACTGATGTGGGGAAAAAATTTTCTATCTTCACATTACTCACAAAGGCAACTTACTTGATCTCGGTAAGAATCGTAACTCCATTGCTTCACCTTGAATGATGCTTTTAAGAGAATCATTAATTAGTGTAGCAGCAACTTCAATTTCTAGATTATTTCTTTCACAATATGAAGTGATTGCATCCATATGATCAATCTTTTCTGAAATTGCCAAGTTCATAATCATCATAGAGAAGTTATTCTTTTCTTCGCGGCTTGCCATTCTATTAGACCTCATATGCACTCAAGGAATTGTTCAATTGCTGAGTCACACGAACAAAAGTAGTTCGCTTGCTCAGTTCTTTCAATTCACTTGCCCCCACATAAGTACATGCCGAACGAAGTCCACCCAAAATATCTTGCATCGTAAGTTTCACCTCGCCACGATATGGAATCTCTACGGTCTTGCCTTCAGATGCTCTGTAATTAGCAACACCACCATTATGTAAATCCATTGCAGTATCAGAACTCATGCCGTAGAATTTATTTCCACCAAGTGGTGATGCACCACCTTCCTTGTGACCTGCCAACATTCCACCAAGCATCACGAAATCGGCTCCCGCAGCAAATGCTTTCACTACGTCTCCAGGAACGGAACACCCTCCATCCGCTATGATGTGACCCTTGAGACCATGAGCAGCATCAGCACACTCGATAACCGCACTCAACTGCGGGTAGCCGACGCCTGTCTTTTTGCGTGTAGTGCAAACAGAACCAGGACCAATACCAACCTTCACGATGTCAACACCTGCGAGAATTAGTTCTTCTGTCATTTCTGGTGTGACGACATTACCTGCCATCAATACAACATAAGGATAACGGTCGCGGAAATGGCGAACGAAATTTACAAAGGCTTGTGTGTAACCATTCGCAACATCAATACAAACTCTCATGTATCGATTTCCAACGGTATTGTATACATCATCGAATTTCTTTAAATCTTCACTGGAAGTGCCAAGAGAATAAATGGTGCTATCTAATCTTCGCGTAAAGTGACTAATTAATTCAGGCGCACCATAATGTTTAGTCAAAGCAACCAAACAATTATGTTTGGCGAACTCTAAATCCATTTCGAAAGTACCAACACCATCCATGTTGGCAGCAATAATTGGAACACCTTTCCAACTATTGCCACTTCTGAAAGTAAATGTTCTTTCTAGATTTACTTCGCTTCTTGAAGAAAGACTAGATCGTTTCGGAGTGATGAGGACATCTTTATAGTCCAACTTAACGTCTTCAATGATTCTCATAGAACCTCAATGATAAAATATATGATTGCCAATCTTGCGAATCAATTTCTTCTTTTCTGCCCAAGAAGGATCAACATAATCTGCGTGAAAATACTTTGCAGATCCAATTATACCATACTTCCTGTCTAAAATCAATATAGTCTCTGCAATTTGCAAGGACTCTTTCCATGCCGCACGATTGATAATTGCTTTCTTGCCTTCACACACCCAAGAAAATTGGCAAGTACCTTTAGTCTTTTGATAGACGACACCACAAACAGAACGAGGGAATTGCTTGCTCTTGACGCGATTCATCGTCACTTCAGCAACTGCAATTTTACCAGCCCGTGGTTCGCCCTTTGCTTCGAAGTAAATGTTCTTCGCAAGGCAATCGACCTCTCGCATGACTTTTTGCTTTTCGTCATAACTGAGTTGCAAGAATTTCATCTCGCGAGACATATCATTGACTTGGGTAGCAAGATATGTATTCTGAGTTTGATATGCTGACAGTTGAGCAGTCAGGGATGCTTCTTGTATTGCTAACATTCTGTATGGTATAAAGATTCCGAAAAATATTAGGCAGAATAATCCACCCCACATACAGAACAAATTGTGATTGCGATCAAAATATTTTTCAACATTATGTAATATATCTACTGCATTCATGTTTCGAGTCTCCATTATTGCAGTGGAAAGAAAAGGGTGGTGGTTCGCACCACCACCCCAGACCTTTCTGTTACCGAGCGGTCAACTCTTTGTACTCAATGTGCTTATTAGGCAGCGAGAGCCATAGGTGTAAATGAATCATCGTTTGCATTTACGTTTTTTGCGCTGATTGAGTCAGTCGCCTCACTGGTTGCTGTCAGGTTATTACTTGCCCTGTCGAAGCCAAATTCATCCCCGTCAGATAGCCATCACGTACATTACTGCAGAGGTGATGGGCATTTGGTGGAGATGTCGGGGGTCGAACCCGAGTCCAGAACACCTTTAGTTGTCAGTTTACAACCATTATTTTTGATCTATTACTTGTCCAGACAAACCCCGCTCAATACCTTGTTGAATTTCTTTGTCAACATCGATGCCGAGTTCAGTCAATTCTTTCCTGACTTCTTTGTCAACATGCACTTCAACGGTATTTTCATTCACTTCAATCTTCATAATATTATTCTTTAGTCAATTAGAAACTGTGGTTTGGTTTGCTCATTCAACGACTTCTGCTGCTCCTCAAGATATCTCTTGTACTGCTCAGTTGTCATTGCATGCAAGCCAACGCAATAGCCAGTTGGACTGCGTCCGCATGCGCATGGATATTGTTTCACTTCAGACATATTATACTCCCAATAATAGAAAAAGGTAGTATTATTTAGCCAGCAAGAACTTTTGCGACTGAATTGACAACTGCAGCAATACGACCGACGTCGCGGAGTTGCTCAACTGTCATACCCTCTTTCTTGAGAGTATCATAGTGCGCCTTTACACAGAAGTGGCATTTGCCTACGATTGAGGCAGCGAGAGAATATGCTTCAAAATTGACCTTTGAAGTGCCACCGTGATTAATAATTCCATTCATACGAAGTAATGCAGGCAATCCTTTAAGCGCAGGATCATCAGCCATTTCAACGTATGGATACCAAACATTATTTTGAGCCATAATTGCAGCAGCAGTCAACGCAGCGTCCGCTTCCTTACGGTCCTCGAACTCTGCGTCGATTGCTGTTGCTAATCGAGAATTACCTGCGGCAAATGCTGCTGCAAGTGCGCATCCTTGCGCAACCAATGGGTCAAGGGAACTGCGAAGTAACACTGCATCAAGATTCAACTTTGTATCTTTTGCGTAATCTGGTAGACCTTCTTTAACTACATTGACCCAATTCATTCTTTTATCTCCTTCTCTTCAAACAAGTCTTTCTCTGAGCGACATTCTGGACATTCAAAGTCATCAGTTAAACTTTCCCAATCTCCATATCTACCGTCATACTTCCATCCGCAAATAATGCAAACATGATCGACTTGTTTGTTAGACATAAATTAAGCGTCCTTTGGTACTTCCATGCAGCGATCAAACAAATAACGTCTTGCTTGACGCATTTCTGCATTTGTTAAAAAGCCATCACCATCCTTATCAGCACGATCAAAGAGACCCTTTGATACTGTGCAATAACGATTTACATCTTCAAATGAAACTTTGCCGTCCTTGTCAAAGTCATACTGAGCCACACGATCTTGAGCCATCGCTGGCGCAGATAACATCATCAATCCAATGATTAGTTTTTTCATTTAAGTTTCTTTCCTTTATTTTGAGAGAGTTGCTTCACCAACCTGACGATTGCACTGGCAAAGTTCACCCGTCTGCAAAGCATCGAGGATACGAAGTGTTTCCTCTGGATTGCGTCCGACGTTTAGATTATTCACAGTCACATGCTGAATGATATTGTCAGGATCGACAATGAATGTTGCACGAAGAGCAGCACCTGCTGGCTTGTAGAATACACCAAGTTGTTGAACCAGACTTTGTGTATCTTCGTCCCAAACATCTTCAAGGTCGCGTGCTGTATCAGCAAAGAACCAGCAAGTGGTTTTCTTTAGATCTTCGTGAGCATTCTTCCATGCCAACTTACAGAACTCGTTGTCTGTTGAACCGATCAAAAGAACCGCATCGCGGTCAGCAAAGTCTGAATTCAACTTATCATAGGCAACGATTTCTGTTGGGCAAACAAAGGTGAAGTCCTTTGGATAAAACACAACGACCTTCCACTTACCTTCAAAAGAAAGATCTGTAATCGTTTCAAAAGCATTATCTGGCGTCAATGCTCCTGGCTTGACACCAGTAACTGCGAAATTCTTTACCTTATCTCCAACTGTCTTCATTCTATTCATTTTCAAACTCCTGTATAATGAAAACCTATACGAAACCTATACACAAACGTATATATGCAAAATGCTACTACAATTCATCGTTTTTGCGATAAATTAATTTAATCGAAATGATAGGTAAAATTAATTGATTAAATTTTGTACGATAACTGCAACTGCCAACCAAACCCAAAGAGTGTTAAATCCAACCAATGTTGGGAGAAGTTTTTCATTTGATGCCCAAATCAATGTCAAACTAGTTAGCAAAGCAAAAAAATAGAGCCACCAGATTTGTATTCCAAATACGAGCCCAGGAATAATAATGATTGCTTTTGCGAACCAACTTGCAGCCTCAACAATATTATATGGCTTCCAATATTCTCGAGTGAACCACATGTGGTAACAATCAATAATTTTTTGCCATCCTGTGAGAGCGTAGACAGTTCCGATTAAAAAAGCCCAAAGGGAAAACGTCCAAATGATTTGATCAAAAGTCACGCCACAATCCCATACTCTTCGCGAAGAATTTTCTTGTATGGCTTGCCTTCGATAATTAATTGCTCAACAAGTTTGAGGCGATCAGCAAGTTCAAGTTGATTGTCTTTTTGAAGAGCAATTACAACATCACGCAATTCATCAATATTAATTGGCAGATCCATTTAATCCATCCTCAAATGCTTGTCTTTCAAGTTCGCGTTGTTGACGTTGTAAACGAGTTACGCATCCAGCAATCCATCGATCACGAAGATTTGAATATTGCTCATAGCGATGCGGAACTTCAGAACGACACCAGCGACGAAAATCATTTTGATCCAATCTCATAAAATCACGATGTTCATCAGAACGCAATACACGCTCACCCATACGATAACCGATAATGGCTCCAATGACTGTAGCAGCCTTTTGCCCATCACCGTCTCCAATAGTGCTGCCAAGTGCGCCGCCAGCAATTGCACCCAACACTTGTTCCGTACTTTGGGTGTTTGCGACGGTGCTTGAGAAGCCAAGAAGAAGGCTTGCAATTATAACAGGAATACATTTCATTTAATTCTCCAAAAGACAGATATATTGTACTACATTACGCAAGCAAGGGCAAATTATTCTTGGTTCGATATGCCTCGATGTATTTCAGTAATTCTTGCTTGTGGAGTTCTAACTCATCCTCTTTTACGACAAGAGTTTGGCAAAAGTTCGCCGTATCAACACCAATCAGAATAATGACTTGCTTGGCATCTAGACCAGTCATCTCGTAGAACATCTGGCGATAGGCAGCGGCTTGCATAAAGTAGTTGCCGATGTTTTCTTTCTTCTTGAGGCGAACGGAAGTCTTAAAGTCGATCACAGAAAGAATGCCGTTATGTTCCGCAATACAGTCTACGGTTCCAGCAAGTTTGAGTTCGTGAGAGAACAAACGATCTTCCAAGCAATGGATGTTATTGACCTTTGCATCTATTTCTTGCTTCATTCGAACGAAAAGAGACTTGACGTTCGGCAACATTTCGAGAGAGGAGATGTCCTCATTCTTAAGATACATCTCGAGTGCTTTGTGGACGCTAGTCCCTCGAGTGGTGGCTTTGCGAGAGACTTCGTTTGCTTTGGCTTCACCGACTCTCTTGCGCCATTCTAGAATTGCTTCTTTCCCATAATCAGAAAGAACTGTCGTGACAGAAGGATACTTTTCCCCTGTTGGTGTTACATAACAGCGAGTGCCGTCGACGTTCTCTTGCAAGAGTTTGGGGAAATCATGGTGTATATGGTTAAACATTATAAAGTATCTCTATCAAAACCGACATAGTCTATTGTATAACAAAGTCAAGTAAAAGTCAAGTATTTTCTTGTCTTTCGTATTTCTCAACAGCAATCAAGAAGTCCTTGACAAGACTACTGCGGACGATATCCTCTGTCGTAAACTCGATATTGGTGAACGACTTCATAGTCTTGGCAACTTCGTGGAACTTTCGAAGTCCACTCTTGTCCTTGGTATTGCGATATAAATCTGTCTGTTTGTAATCGCCACAGAAGATGATCTTAGAACGATGACCAACACGAGTCATAATTGTTGTCAATTCTTCCCAAGTCATATTCTGACATTCGTCGACGATGATCACAGCATCATCGAAACTCATACCACGAATGAAACTAGTAGAGATAAACTCAATACGACCGCATTCCTTCATTGCGTCATATGCATCACGACGACCAAACAGCGTATGACAGATTTGCATATATGGTTGTTCATACAAACTCATCTTTTCTTCTACGGATCCTGGAGTGAATCCAAGATCACGAGACTGAACAGCAGAGCGAACAATCACGATGCGATGAAATGGTGATGAGCGATCAAGAACTTCTTCAATTGCTTTGTAACATGCAATGAATGATTTACCAGTACCTGCTGAACCACAGAGCATCGTGAAGTAATCTCCACGAGCATAGGCTTCAAAGAATTTTGCCTGATTTGGTGTGAGTGGTTCGAACTTTTTCAATTCCGCTGCTTTGATTCGCGGTGGCTTTTTCTCCGTAGTTTCCGACGTTATTTCGATGTAAGTGTTAGTGTTTCCATTTTTCTTCTTGCTCAAAACCCCCTCACTTCCCTGCTCGAGCAGCGGCTTGCTTTTTACGATGCTTTTCTAACACTTGATCAGTCTTAATGCGCTTGGTGTCCTTGCGCAAAACTTTATCAGCAAGAGGCGAGCGAGGATTCTGTTCAGCAATCTTGCTCATGACTTCTTTCCAAGTGTTATCGGTTTTCTTTCCTGCAAAATCACCAGTGCCACTGTAACTATACAATGGTGGTTCGCTGTAATATCTTTCTAGATGCGGATTATCTGCCTTGAACTGATCGTAGGCAGAAATAGACATTGAATGTTCTTCAAGTTTCTTTGTCTTTGTATTCACAAACTCATAAATTGGCATATATCACCCAGTGTAACGTTTGGACTTTCCATCTGGCTTCACGTGATGCGCATTAAAATTAATGTGCGGAAATTCTTTCTTCAAATCTAAAAATGACTTGAGATTTTGTTCGCTGTCGTCATAAAGAGAAACATGTTTATAATTTCCCTTTTGAATTTGATTGCGAATGATTGATGCTTTCTTATCAGCAACAGTGCCTGAAGTTTTCATATTACCTGCACGGTGAACATGAATATTATCAATGTCGACTTTGTGCTTGCGGAAAGCATCTAGAAAACGATCTTTATCGTCGAAGTCAGCGCGAGCGGTATTGATAATGACTTTGCCGCCAGCCTTCTTTGTTTTGTCGTGCAATTGCTTCATCTTCTGAATCATACGCTGATTTGGTTTTGATTCAGTATCGAACTTTTCTGAAGAACGAAACTCCGAGAAGTCATAGTGATGACCATCTGGAAGTTTGTGCGTATTGTATTCTGAATTAGAAAGAGAAGCGACTTGTTTCTTTCCCTTCATCACACGGATCTTGGCAGTCGTGTGAAAAAGAGTATCGTCCACGTCGAATACATGGAGCCCATGGGCTTTCGCGGTTTCTTCTTGTAGATAATCGAGGAATTTCTTCATCCTCTTATTTATACCACGAAGGAACCTCGCGATTGGTCCATTTAGCAAAACGTTTCTTGTAGACTCGATAATAGTTTTTATATGCAGTGATCGAGTCTCCAGGAACCTTTACATCCTCTGGCATGGCTTGTGGTGGCTCGGAAAAGATTCCAGTTCGAGGAATGTTATCAGGAGCAAAACTGAGTTTCTGAATGACTAGCGAGGACTTGTGCTGCTTATCATTTGCGCCACCATAACGATGACGATATTCCTGACAGAGTTCAGAAGCCATATTCCAGAGCCATTGATAGTGATCGAAAGACTCGCGAACCCAAATAGCCGAGGGATGATTCCAACTCACTGCATGATACATCGTACCTTCACGATACTGATCTAACTTCCAGCGATGAATCTTTCGATTATTTTTGCTTTTGTCGAAATAGTGATTGCCATCTAGAATGCGATGAGCAGTTGACATCAATTGCGCATACTCAACGATCATCTTTACGACATGTTTGTCGCAATGCTCTTGAGCGCAGACTTTTGTATCACGATTTAGATAAAAGATATTCATGCGGAACCTCTAATGTTCGATCTTTCTCTTCCCAATACTCTTCAATTGCTCGTTTAGCATATTCTAATTCAACATACTGACCGAGGATCAATTCCTCAGCAGCATTGATTGGAATCTTTGCACCCCAAACAATCGTATGAACAACGTTGTATGCATGACCTACAATCAATCCATTGTGAGACTGATGATAGTAATGATTGTTTTTATCAGCAAGACGCCATTGACGATTCATTATTTGACTCGAGTGATTAATGCACCACACTTATTTGTGTAGATGCTTGGTGAGATTTTGTTGATTCTAAATTTTCTATTGCTCATGTGATGCGCGATAGAGCGAATCGTACTCAAATGATTTTGTAATGTTAAGTTAGATTTTCGATTGATGAACGTTTGTTGTTTTGGTTCTAACGACATTATGATCTTTGTGATATTCATCAATTCACACTCAAAACTTGATCAACACGACCATTGACTTTATAAACCAAACGGCATCGATTTTCGCCACGTGGATCATTCGCAATGAAGTTATCGAACATCGATTCAGCAATGCGCTCATCGTTTGATCCTGGACCATCAATCCAACTTCCATGACGACGATATTGAATCACATATGAACCATAATCATCACTGGAATGCGAGAAAGAGCCACCACCTTTAGAAAATGCGCCGAATAATCCTTGCAAAAATGCTCGTTGATGTTCGGGATTAGACCAGTCCATCTTACGAAATGCAACAATGATTATTGCAAGAACATTAATCGCAACAAAACAGAATGCAAAGATTAATGATAGTGCAAATCCAAGACTGAATAACTCACTACCACTCTCATCGGCAAGACTTAAAAATGCACCAAACAATCCAATTGGAACATATAGAAACAAACTATACTTTCCGACTTTGTCACCCCAGAACATTTTAGTCAACCACCAGGCAAGAGTGATTGTAATGATAAAAATAATCATCAGTTCAATCTTCCTGCAGTTCCATATTCTTCAAATGATTTGATTTCATCTCGGCTGTCTGAGATAGCATTGATCATTGAATTGTAGTCTTCAGCATTCAATGAAGTCTTGTATATCATGAATGCCAACTTGGTCATTACTGCAGCGCAGGCAAATGGATTGATGCCTTCTTCTGCAAACTTGCGAGTGAGTTCGCCATAAGCAACTTCAATTGCAAGCAACTCATCATCATTTGTATTAATTGTGGTCATTTTTCACCTGTAGAAAAAAGTGGGGACCGAAGTCCCCACTTTGCTAGAACAATTCTTACTCCGAATAAGAATCGCCCAGACCCAACTCAGCCTTCAGCGAGGCAAGTTCATCGAACCCAACCTCTTCAACCTCGACCGTCGGAACCTCATCGGTCACAACAGCCTTCGGCTTACGACCGACGGTGGTCTTGGTCTTCAGCACAGCGACCTTCGCAGCCTTCGGTGCCTTGGTTGCCTTGCTCTTACCGACCATCTTGCTCGCAATAGCAGCAGCATTATGCAACTGATACGAGTCAACCTTACGACCATCGCGGATCGTCTCAATTTCAGCATCGCAGTCACGCTTCAATGCACAAATCAAGACCATCGCGGTCACAGGCTTGCAGCCGAGTCGCGAAACAAGAGTATCGAACTTCAGCGGCTTGCCGTCCTTCAACATCTCATACACTTCAATCATCTTTCGAGTAGGATTAGCCATTTTCAAAACTCCATAACAAATTAATAACGGACAACAATAGTATAAAACAAATCAAAGCAAAAGTAAACCAGCAAGAATTACAGGCTATGCAACGGATTTCGTTGCCGCAAGAATGCGAGTGCTTCTTGCTTGCTGCCAAACTTGCCACTGATCGGAGTCTGATGCCGACCACGGACGATGTACCAACCACCTAACAACTTATTGAATACGACTTTCATTAAGCAACCACTGCTTCAGTCTGGGCTTGCTCTCGCACGAGCCACTCGCGGAGACGAGTCCATCGTGCTTTCTTGCCATCGGTCAAACTCTTGCGAGCCAGAACCAAATCCACACGAACGATCGCATCAGCATGTTTGACCACACCAGTGGAGACCAGAGTCTTGATATCGCTGACGCTCGCCAACAAAAGAGGATTCACATTACTCATAAAAAAAGTTCCTTCATCAACCTTGTACAACAATTCTAACGCACAGCAAGAGAAAAGGCAAGGGGAAAAACCCCTTGCCATTCAATCACTTACGAATTCAGCGCAGCAATCTCATCAGCCGACCAAACCTTCACAGGGCTGGCTTTTCGCTGATTCTTGCGAATCGTCTTGGGGGCAGTCGCCTTCAGGCGCAACTCAGCAAGACGCGCCTCCGCTTTCGCGATCCGATCAGCCACTCGCTGGGCTCGCTTCGCCGCACGTGCTTCCTTCACAGCGCGACGATGATCTTCCTTCACGACGCGATTAATCTGCGTCTCGCGACGAATCTCAGCGCGCAGAGCACTCTGCATCGCACGCGATGCTTTAATCGCTTCTCGCGTCGCCTTCATGGCGCCGATCATATCCTTCACAACCTGACGCTCACGAGCCAGATTCGCCTTCATTTGATTTAGTGTAAGACCCATAATTTTCTTTCCTTCAGTTTCGGGGACCGTTTCCCCATCCGATAAGACAATTATGCCCCAGACCTACTGCAAAAGCAATAGTAAAAAACCGAATAAAATCAATAACTTACGAGATCCCCGTAAAACCGAAGGAGAAGCCCCGAGAGAGGGGCTGTTTTAGGCTAGGGAAAGGGGAGGGGAGGGGCGATAGAGCTCCCCATTCGGGCTCAGACTCTGATCGTCTTACATTCCCCCAGAAATTCATTCTTCGCCGATCGGAGCATGAACGCAAAATCTAGTTGAAAGATAATTCCCTCAGCCTGATGAACTTCGAGCAATTCAACAGGAATGTAATCATAATCTCGAAAAAATGTGAGATACTCAGAAATGTTCGGCGCACCTTGATTGTATTCAATCAATGGTGTTTCACAAAAAATCAATTCTGTCTTTCCCATGACTTTTTTTGCGGCAGAAAGAATATCCAATTCTGAACCTTGTGTATCAATTTTCAACAAATTGGGAACTGGAAGATCTTTATTTTCGATCATTTTGTCTAAAGTTGTGCATGACATCTTCACTGGAGTTTTGCCATCATACCAAGTTGTTGTCTCTTTATAATATGAATCACCAGTATTGCATCCAGGATAGAATTCAACAAACTCACGACCTTCATTGGAAAGAACATTCAAGAAGAATGAATGTCCTGTAACAATTAAATCAGACAAATAGTGAGCGTTTGCTTCAAAAAGATAAAATGATGATTCAGGCAATACCTCACGTTTCGCTTTATTACTCCATGAACCGTTGCATGCACCCACATCATAGCATATAGGAAATTGCATTCCTCTTGACTTTAAATGTTTTATAAACTCAATCATACAATTGCCTCGTTCATAAAGTGTTCTATAGTTTGTTCCAATTCGTTTAAATCATATTCAGGACCAAGATATATTGTTTCCAGCCCTTGTGGTTTTTTAATCAATGTTCCTTGCATTCTTTCTACGTTATAGTGATGAATGCCTAATCCGATTGAATGCGTCGCATCATTTGCAATCGGATCAACGAAAATGTTAAATTCTGGATGCTTCTCTTTAATTATAGAAACTCCCAGAATATTTAAAGCGCAGCCACCACCAACAATCAAGTTTCTAATTTTAGAATTCTCTTTGATAAATTGTGCATGATGAAGAAAGACTTTTTCCAATGCTCTTTGAACTTCATATGCCAGATCTGCCTTTTGTTGAAACGTTAATTCGTCAAAAAGTTCAGGATACAAATTGTAATTCAATTCTCTTCCGCAACCAAATAGATTGTTGTTTGAGTAGATGGTATCACCAACAAGAAATGGTGGCAAGTTATTGTCTGCCTTTCCATATGCTGATAATCCCATGACCTTTCCATATCCATTCGCTCCCATCTTAAGATGGCGTGTAATCGTTTCATACATGTTACCAATATCCATATGAGCCGAAGCATCAAACTTATATGGAATTTTATCAAATCCAATTTTAGGATCGATCAACTCACTTATTCCACCATTCGAACTATAAACAGGGATTGAATCTTTCACATAGACAGGACCGCACTGAGATTTCTTATAGAGATAATTTCTTCGATATCTTGAATCAATTTCTAAGATAGAAGTGTTCTCAGATCCACCAACCCCTAAATTGTTTTTAGGGTTTTGAATCACATATCCAGAACCTAGCGCATCAACAATTAAGCAAACTGCTTCGTCAAATGGAGACATATAAAATGCAGATATCGCATGACTACAATGATGAGAGTATTTGGTGAAATCATTTTTAAGATTGATTGTTCCACGACGCTCGCTTGTTTCAATTATTTTACCAAACTCAAACATCTGAGTAATTTTATCATAGATCTGCATACAACTCTTTTCTTCTGGTAAAAGAGTATTCATGGTTTTAAATCCATGAGCAACCAATAAATCTATTTTTTTGGTGATCTTATTGCGAATGTATTCAAATGGTTTTAAATTAAATAGCACATCATTCTTTTTACGAGTCGCTCTTTCTGCTTGCAAAAAGAAAATGAGTTTTTCATCTTCAAATAATGCTACAGAGGCATCATGTCCAAGTGTTTGAATTGCTAGTGTGTAGTAACTCATTTTGCTAGAATCGTTTTTAATTCTGGGAAGTAAATAACGTCAATATCTGAATTATGAAAAGTCTTAAGAGCATCAAATGGAGTTTCTACAATCGGCTCGCCAGCAAGATTAAATGATGTGTTTAGAAGAAGAGGAACTCCAGTTAGATCATTGAATGCAGAGATTAAATTATAGTAATGTTCGTTTTGTTCTTTGCGAACAGTTTGAATTCTACACGAACCATCAACGTGAATAACTGAGGGAATCTCGTCAGTCTTATCTGCCTTCGCCGCAAAGGAATACGTCATATATGGTGCTTCTGGAATTTGAGACATATCAAACCAATCAGCAGCATATTCGTAAAGTATTGAAGCGGCAAGTGGGCGAAATAATTCTCTACCCTTCATTTTGTTAATGCGATCTCTGCCATCAGGATCAACAGGAGTATAGAGCATTGATCTATTTCCTAATGCTCTTGGTCCTGCCTCTGACCTTCCTTGGAAGATTGCAACTATTTTCTTTTGCGCTAAGAGTTGAGCAACTTCAATCGGTTTAACATTAATCAACTTTCTCATCAATGAAAACCTCTTTGAACTTTGCCATCACATTTTTGGGATTATATTTCTCTACAGCCAACTCTCTATAGTTGACTCCAATCTTACTGCGCAAAGTTGTAATCTTTTTATAAAGATCTTCTTCATCATTCTCTCTATAAATGAGATCAAATGGCTTTAGTGTTTCAACGTGATTGCGATCAAATCCAACATCACATGCAAGAACTGGTCTGTTGAAGAAAAGAGATTCCGCAATTGCTAATCCAAATGATTCACCTAACCATCTAGCGTGTATAAATGCATCACATGCGTTGATGTAGTTAGACTTTTGTTGATTTCCCAAGAATGGTCCCAAGAAAATAACATTTGGTAGATCGCAAAAAGGTTCCGTGTTTGCAAATAAGAAAACAATATCATCTCTTTCTTGCGCAACTCTGATTACAACGTTCCGAACAAATTGTAAGTCAAATGTTTTGTAACCACCAAATCTTCCAATGACAAATTTATCTTTTGGAATACCAAGAGCAGTTCTTGTATCGTAATCTGGCTCTGGTAAATCTACAATATATGGAACCCATGGATGAACAGGGGCATTGTACATTTTAGAAACGTTATGCGACATCCACTCAGAGATATACGCATACACATCACCATGAGGGTCGTACCATTGAAACACACAATGCACACCCATCTTTGTTGATGTGATTACTGCATTTTCTCTTTTTGTGTGAGAGTCAACTCGTTCACCAGCACGTTGACTGTAGAAAAGATCGTATCCTGAAGCAATTTCGTTTAAATGATTGTTGTCATTGTATGTGAGGAGTTTAAATTTTTTACTCACATCATCGATGACTGCAGGAACACTTCCAACATCTAAACCTTCAGGATTTTCTTGAGAATATACGATGACGCTCTCATTTCCCAAAATTTCTTGATTGTAGTGAGCATACTCTAGAATGGAGTTAGTTGTTCCGCGATAATTTAACTGCTCAGCATGAAATAGAATTTTCACAAATTTATCACTCTTTAGTTACAATTTCCCACTGCTGTTGCACAGAAGTCTTTACAACTCGACGAGTTGATGGTTCTGCGCCAAAATCTCTTTCGTAAACAGTTTTGCCTTTGTCTGGGCTTTCGTAGATCTTTGGCTTTAATTCTTCAAACATATCAAGTTGTTCCATTTTTCACCTCAAAGTGTTTCACAAGGTCATCATAACCGCCAATATACTCATCGTCAAGAAAAATCTGAGGAACTGTTCTTGCATTTGGAACTGACTCAAGAAGTTGCTCTTTAGTCCACCCAAATTCCAACTTTCGTTCTTCAATGAAGTACCCCTTTAAATTTAAAAGATTGACTGCTCTTACGCAGTAGGGGCAATTTGTTTTCGACCATACGATTGCTTTCATAATAACTCCAAAATGGTAGCGGGGGTTGGATTCGAACCAACGGAAACTGGATTATGAGTCCAGTGACTTGACCTCTAGTCTACCCCGCAGTTTTTTGTTTCGGTTGCTTCTTCTGACCGAAGATGCGTTCCCAGTTTTCATCAAATTGTTTTCTTGGCACGCTCAATGGGCGTGGTTTACTTCCTTTTCCACCAGTGCTCATAAAACTTTAAACCTATATGCTAATGTTATTCTAAATCCTTCGAAGTATCTCGTTGGTGCTTCGGCAAAATGCGCGATATATCCTTTAAACAGCAACGCAGAATTATATCTAGGATAAAATATCTTTGTTGCGTTATTTCCAACGAGACCATCTTGTTGTTTACTGTAATGTCTATTTATGAATACTGTCTGACCGCCCCATTCAATATTCCATTCTTTGTTCATATAAACAAGGAAAACATTTACATCCTCATCATGAGCATCAACATGAACGCTTGAAGACATTGAAGTCGTTGTAGCGTTAAAGTATACGTCATTCAACGTTGCATTTAATTGAGTCGTCTGTAAAACTTTCTGAAAGAGAGTTTGAGTGAACAACTCATCATTCATTAGATTCATTCGCCAAAATGGTCTTTTTGGAGAGGATCCACTGATAGCCATTTCCCATTTTGGACGGCAAGACATGTTGTCAATGAGTTCTAATTCTTCCTGATTAAAAACGTTTTCAAATTCTTTAATTTGTGAGAGAAAATCCACTAATTTCTCCAAACACGACTGTTCTTTGGGATGCTTGCTTTTAAATATTCCATTTGATCAGCAAGCACTCTACGATTCTTTAAAAGAATGCGCTCATGTACAGTTGGTGCATAGGGAACATAAAGCAGATGCATCTTCGCTTCTTCTGGCGTTTTGTCACCTTTCTTATGGTTACACGCCCGACATGATGTAACGCAATTGTTCCATTGATTCCCACCACCGCGAGATTTAGGCATAACATGGTCAATAGTTAATTGGCTAGTGCTAAACTCATCTCCACAATAAGCGCAGATATGCCAATCTCGAGCATATAATGTCATTCGATCAGCAAATTTAGTTTGTTGATTGTAGAATTTGTCACCTAGCAATGGACCACTTACGCCAATGATGCAAGAAATATCAATGCGTGATTGTTCGCCATGCTCATTGTGACCACCGAGCATGGTTTTCATCTTTTCGCCTAATTCCCAGATAACTTTCTTTTTGGCATAGTAACATGCCGCCATTTCAAAGTTCACCCAGTCTTTCGGCATTCCACCTTTGTCTACAACTAATACTAAACTCATATTAATCTCTAGTTTTAATTATTTATCACTCAAAATAGAATTTAACACTTTCACAATATTCTTGATCTTGTAACTGAATTCGGTTAAAATTCGGATCAACTCCTTCTGCTAAATTTTTCCAAGTAGTATGCCATGGTGTATCCGTATCACAATTCACCACAACATAATTTTTTTTAATCGGATCCAATCGATTCCATTGTAGTATTTCGCCGTGAAATATCTTAACGAATGGTATTTCTTTCCAATGCTTTTTCTTGATGAAAAACAAATTCCCCATTCCCGCTGCACTAGGTCGTTTTCCGACCTCGCCTTCATGGATATAAATTATATCAATATTTCCATCTCTGTAAAAGCGTTGGTATGTGTCGTCACCTTCATATCGAAAGACAGTTCCCACAATACCAACGTTGTCTTCAACATCTTGCGATAAAAAATCATCAACCTTTCGAAAGATGTTGATGTTTACAAACACATCATCTCCCAAAAAAGCCAGATGCTCAAATTGTGCAAGATTTGCTCCCAAATTCCAAGAGGGAGCAACATATAAATTTGATTCTGAGTTATGTATTCTAACCTTCGGATGAGAAAAAATCAAGTCGTTGGGAGTTTCTTGTTTATTGTTATTGATGATGATGAGTTCACCAATGCATCCGATGTGAACCAAACTCTTGAAAAATTCCAAGAATGGTGGATGTTTCCACATTGTGGGAACAATAACAGAAATCATTTATTTTCAACAATCTCAAAAGACTTAAACATATTTCCATCGCGAAGATCATCGTTGATATAAACTGCTTCTGTTAGAAGCCATAACTGAATACCATTTTCTTCGCAATAATTTAATAGTGCTGCGGTATCTTTCGGAAAGCAAGATCCACCAAATCCAAGTTTACCATCAGGTCCTGGAACTCTCCAGTGAGTGTGACCCAAACGTTTATCCAGAACAGCGAGTTCAGAGATCTTGTTATAATCAACATCAATTGAATCACACAAAGTTTTAAATTCGTTTGCAAAGGTGACTTTAGTTGCCAAGAAACAGTTTGCAAGATATTTAAAGAGTTCTGCTTCTTTTGTCGTTCTTTGAATCACATGCGCAACATTATCAACTTTGCTATTAAATTCATAATAAAGCTGAGTCATGACTGTTGCGATACCTGGATCATCTGCTCCAATCACAATGAGTGGTTGAGTTCGAAAATCATTATATGCCTTTGCTTCTGTCAAAAACTCTGGATTAAATCCGATCGTCATCTGAAAATCAGATGCAAGACGTTCAGTTGTTCCTGGAGTTACAGTTGACTTAATGACAACATACTTGCGGCGATCAACTTGAGCAATGTCGTCAATCACAGAACCAACAATGCTGATGTCGCATGAACCATCTTGTCTACTTGGTGTTGGAACGCAAACAAAAATAATGTCGGATTTATCAACAAATTCTCGAAATGTTGCAACAGTGCGTTTTGTTTCATCCGTATCCCAAACCAGTGTATTGAAAACATCTTTAAAATTTTCATACATGGCACCACCAACAAATCCTTTACCAATAATTCCCACAGTGTAACTCATGTTGATTCCTCAGTTTTTTTATATAATTTAAAAGCCATTGAAATTCGCATTCCGCTAAAATCTTTAGTTGGACCAAATGCAAAGTGAATTATGTTTGCTGGAAAGAATACGCACAAATTTGGCATTGGAAACACTGTTACATGTTTACTTTTATCCAGCACTATGGTTTCATTTGTATCAGGATCAATGTAGCGATCGAATGCAACGAACTGCCCGCCCCATCTAAAATCCCAATATGGGTTTAGAAACCAAATGAATGTGTATGCATTTTCAATTTCACTATCGAAATGCGGATCTCCATCTTGACACGCAGTTTGTCCGTTCAGCAATAAATGATTTAATTCTAAAGTTGGTTCGCCTGTAATTTCTCTGATACGATTTAAACATACCGTATTGAAAAATTCTTCTTTGTGCCACATTCTACCTGCACCCCAAAATCGACGGATAGTGGGTGAGTATGATTCAATATTTGGAGAAACCCAATCATTATCAATGCCATCTTTTTGATTGCTTTGATTAGATTTCCATCTCGCCTTTGAAACCCAAGACATCCCCTCATTAAATTCTTCTTGAGAAAATGCGTTTTCGTAAATTTTAACTTGATCTAATACTGTCTTCATTTTTTATAAATGTTTCCCGCAATAGAAATCCTCTCACCATCACTTGTTCTAAATGGATAAACGCAATGAATAAGTGTGGATGGAAACATCATAATAGTGCCTTCATGATTCTTATCTACGAATATAGCCTCATTTCTTATTGTACCGTCAAGTGTTGCATAAGTGAAGTCAAAACACGAATTTTTCGAAGAATAGTTTGGATTGTTATAAGAAGAATAATTCATTTCTTCTTCAATATCATATGGAATTTGCATCCAAACAACAAACACAGCAAGTGCTCCAGGGTGAGAGTGATTTGGATTGAACTCGCCTTTCTTCATGTAATTAGTCCAAACAGGACCAATTGAATATTCTGCAACCTCTGTGCAGTATGTTGTTCTCCATTCTTCATACATTTCTGAAATATATTGTATAAATTCTGGCACATAAGGTGTTGCAAACTCATCATCAATACTGCCAACAAGATCATGACTTAATGAGTTTGATCTGGCTTCTTCACTATGCACAACTCTCAGCATCGTTTCATATAACGGCTGAGGAAGTTTACCAAGAAGAATTCCTGGATTATAGAGTTTTGGTATCGTGAATTTACTCATTTATTATGCTGTTGCAATATATCCGCAAATTGCGATTCGCTCTTCTCGTTCTTCGACTCTAGGGAAAACAGAATATGAGATTCCTGCAGGAAACATGATCATGGTTCCTTGATATGATTTATCAATTTCAATTGGATTATTACAGATTGATCCATTGTATTGAGAATAAGTCAATACAAGTTTTTCTCCTTTATCTGGAATCTGAATCCAAAGAATAAATGATACTGCTGAACCTTTATGTGATTCTAAAGAAACATAGTCATTCTTATTCAGAATCTGAGACCAAACCTGCAAATCCATTACAGTGTATTCAACTTCGAATGCTTTGCACCAATTTGAATACATGTCTTGCAAATAGTCATTTAAACCATCATTAAATGGTAAGTGATACTTAAATGAGGTATTTTCTAGTGGCGTCTCTTTGGCAGTTGGGAGTGTGTAGAAACTCATTAATTCTCTGAAAAGAGTTTCTGGAATTTTCCCAGAAATCATTCCAGGATTAAAAACATAAGGATAGTTGTATTCGTTCATTTTATACTCCATTAAATCGGAATCCAGTGGTTTTTATAACCAACCAACTGATTTTGGGGATCATTACACAAAGCCTCTGCTAATTTTTGAGGACCATTTAAAACAATGTTTTGTTCTGGAACGATATCAAAGGCAATCGTGATTCTTGGATGCGAAAAGGACCATGCGGAACTTCTATGCGCATCGCCATCACTAATACCCATAACAATCAATCCATCTTTACTTTCTACGTCAATGATATTCTCAACACCTTTCCATTTGTATGATGTTTTAGAATTTGGTTCAGTATCAACGCAAACAAAACCATGCCACGCTTTTGGAAAATGCTCAGGTCGATTCATATTCCAATCATGATTGTGCCAATCAATAAAATCGTCTTTGAAATAAAAATTCAACCAACACTGAATGAACCAGTTATGATTTTCAGGAGGATCAGAATACAAATTTAATGAGTTATAGAACATTTTCTGAATTTCGAAATATAAACTTCGAATCTCAGGAAATGGATACATTAAAAAGTTATATTTCTGAAAAATACTTTCATGAAGACCAATGTTCCCATTGTATTGATCGCCGTCATTGAAGTTGGAAAGTATGATTTCATACATTGCATGACATGTTTGTTTCAATTCAGGAATGTTTAAATTTGTATGATCAGTATACAATCCACGAACATATTCTTTCATAAATCACCATATGTTTTCAGATCCAAACGACAATCCTGCTCTTGGCGTCATTGGTTTTGTATCATGCCACATACCTCGAGGAACATAAACAAGTTCTCCAGGTTCTAGCACCTTTTCAAAATTACGATATCTTCCTTCTATTTTCCATAAAGTATAACCAGTCATCTGCCAACACCATACATCCATTACATCACTATGACGTCCATAAGTGGCAGATTCTGTGCTTAAACTTATATATGTGAGTGCCGTGAAGTGTTGGCGATCTCTGTGATGAGATTTACTCACTGCTTCTAAAAACTTACCAACAATAGGAATCTGTTGCGATTGATGCAGTACAAATCCTAATCTGTCTTGATACTTGAAGATTTCTTTATCGTTATTATATAAATGAATTTTGTATTCGCGATCAAACTCTTGTAATATATCTACCCAATCTGGAGTTGGAACAGAAAGTTTTCCGAAGTGATAATAATCTTCGTTATTTCTGGCATTCAAATAATCCGAATGTTGTAAAAAATCAAACATATCAGCACCAAATTGGTGCCCACAGAGGGACTCGAACCCCCACGCTTTTGGCACTGGCTTCTAAGACCAGGGTGTCTACCAATTCCACCATGTGGGCATTATATTTCTTTCAAATGATATGCGATTGTGTACCTCATCTCATAAAAATCTCTACTTGGAGAACTTCCAAAGTGGACCATATTTGACGGAAAAAATACTGCAGTGTTCGGTATCGGATATACACTGTAAACACTATCGCTATTCATCACTTCTTCTGAATCTTCGTACCTATATCTATCAAAAAAGATTGTTTGACCGCCCCATTGATAGTCCCATGTTTTATTCGCGTAAAGAATAAAAGTGTAAGTATCTGTTGATTCACTATCAACATGAGGAGCACCATCTTGTAATGTTGATTGAGCGTTGGCAAGTATGCTTGTTGTGATAAATTTTTTTCCTGTTAACTCCTCAACAACGGAAAACACTTTCTTATTGAAGAAAGGTTCATCATCTAAACGCATCCCCCAAAATACTTTATGAGGACTATATTTGGGATCACTAACGCTCAACGCCCATTTGGGTTGTCTGAGATAACGATCGAGAATATCAAACGTCTCGGTATCTAAAACATCTTTGTATTGTTTAATTTTTTGTATGAATTCCATAATTTTTGGCGGAAGGGGTGAGATTCGAACTCACGGTGAGGTTGCCCCCACGTCTGATTTCAAGTCAGGTGCCGTAAACCGCTTGGCTACCCTTCCGAATTATTTCCTCAAACTGTGTCGAGTTGGTCTCCCATTTTCATCGACACAAACAAAAACCATTTCTTCTATATTAACTATAATTCGTTGTGAAGTCAAGTCGCGCACTTGCACTTCTAGAGTGATACTAGTGCTTCCAACTTTCTTCAACGCAACTCCAATTTCAACAACATCACCCTGACGAGCAGGAGCAACAAAGTTGATCTCTGAAATACTCTTGGTCACAACACGTTTATGACGAGTTTCGATTGCAGCATATATAGCGGCTTCTTCGTCAATCCACTCCAAGCATCTTCCACCGAACAACGTATCATTCGCGTTCAGATCTTCAGGCTTAACCAACTTCCTTGTTAGAAATCTCATTTGTCACCTTATTATACTCTTTCTGTATGAAAATATCAAGTGCCTCTACGATCTTGTCAATTCTATAAAATTGATTGTTCTTGGCTGCTTCTCGCGTGTGATTATTTAGATATGCTAAATCAAACAAAAGATTCTCAACAGTTGTTTCATTATTTCGCACACGTCGCAAGATTTCGCGATATATGTAAGCATTCTGAATCACTTGTTTATCGTGAGGAATGCCAGAAGATGATGCGCCTTTATTTTCTAGAGCATCACAAAGCATATCCACATGCGGCTGCAGATCTTCAAATCGTAATTGTTTTCCTGAACTTGACATATTATTTTATCAACACATAAGCATAGTATAAATGCGCACGACTCTTGTAATGCTTGGCTTTATTTAAAAGCATTACTGTTAAAAAATGATATGCGCTTTCAGGAGGAATTTTATTCTCTCGTATATGTTGATGAATCTTTCGCATTGAGTGTATGCAGGAATCATAAACATTCTGCACAATATCAATCTTTTCAACTACTCTAAAATATTTCAGAGCATGTTTCTCGTAAGGTTTAATCAACTCAGGTCTGTATGCATCGATGTACAGAAACGTTCCTTCTGATTTTAAAACTCGATGAACAGAGGAAAAGAATCCCTCTATATTTCTGTAGCAATGAGATGATTCAACATTTATAACACAATCGAAAGAATTCGATTCATATTTCGATAATGTTTGAGCATCATCAACTTCAAAATGAATACTTGAATGCGACTTGCGGCAAAAATCAATTGCCTTCTCTTCTAAATCACAGGCATGAACTTCTGCGAAATTATAAGCAGTTTTTATTAGATTAGCGCCACCACCACGACCACAACCAACTTCTAAAATTTTTTTGCTTTCAGGATTTGAAATTCGATCTAAGAAATGACAATATAGACTTCCTGAAGAATCTAGAAATAGATGCGACGCTTTCTCATGAATTGGGTAATATCCATGATTCATGAAAGAAATATTTAAATCATCACCAAGCAATCCTGCAATTTTATCGTATGTGTCATACTTTGCAAGTATTCCATTATATTTCATAACAAATTAATTACTTTTTATGTCCACGGAAGCGGTTTTCGAGAAGTGCCGTCAATCAATCTTCCTTCAAGAGTTTCTTGGAGAAGGTTTTGCAATAATAGTTGCTCTTCTTCTAGATTTAAAGTTGATGTGATCCAAGTCAAGACATTAGACTCAGTTAAATCGTTATAGGCAACAAAGTTAGATGGATCTGCAGATGGCAAATCAAAAACATAAAGTCTAGAAAATTCTTTTCCAGCATCATCGTGAATTGTATATTTTGCACGAACTGTCTTTATGACATCACTCAACTCACCCTCAGATGGGGCTGTAATCATTTCTATAATTTTCCAAGTAAATGTTGGCATTTAAATGCTCCTAAAAAACTTATATAGTTAATTGAATGTGGCGAGGTGACAATTTTTACATATCTCGCTGTATGCCTGAAGAACCGTCTTTGCTCGTTTCTCACCCAACCAAACCTCTCTAATTGATTGTGTTTTTAAATCACCAAATTTATAATCGAAGTGATAATCGTTACAGCATAAGAAAGTATGTCCTGCAGAATTCACATTGAGCCATTCTTTAGAACGATCGCCACCATTATTGCAACCAGTAACTCGTTGAGTTTTTCTCAATTGTTTGATCCATGGCTTATTTGTAACGATATGATCAATTGTTCCAGCACGATCATAAAGATAATTCTTATGAACGTTGGTTTTAGGAAACATCTTTTTGCCAAGATTAAATTGAGTTTCATGCTCGCCATGTTTTGAGTTTAAATCATATTGGTGCGATTCAAACTGCTCTCCTGTTGCAATGTATCCACCAGAAATTGGTTCTTGGTCGATTCCATTCACACCAATTTGAAGTTCGTCTCCTAGATGTTGTAATTGCTCTTGAGCATAATTTAAATTTTCCATCAGACGATCAAAATGATCTTCTGTGAATCCTGTTCGTTTTGCCCAGAGAGATTTTTCGAATGCAGGAACATTTAAACCAACATGAATGACCACATCTTTATATTCTTTTATGAGATCAACTTTTTGCTTTGATAGTGGAATTCCATTACTTAAAACATAACATTTGAATGAATACTTTCTCAATAGCGCGAGCAATTCATCAAAATGCTTGTACAAAAGAATTTCGTTATAGTGAGAGAGTGTCACCAGATTGAATAATGAATGAACAATGCCATCTGGTTTATTCTTTTCTTCGTAGATTTCTGACAGAATTTTATCTACTAGTTCGATTGGCATGACCCCAGAACCTTCTTCGGGTTGGGGAAAATATTTAACTGGACAAAACCAACATTTTGCGTTACAATATCCGAATGGATCTAATTGTAGAAATTTGATTTTGGTTTTGGCGAGGACATCAGAGAGCATATATGTTTCCTTTTTTGTGAGAAACAACTCACAACAACTCTATATAGTCCTTTAATAATGGCACGCTCGGCAGGAATCGAACCTGCGACCTACTGCTTAGAAGGCAGTTGTTCTATCCCCTGAACTACGAGCGCAAAATGGAGCGGGATGAGAGAATCGAACTCTCGACCGAAGATTGGAAATCTGCTGTTTTACCATTAAACTAATCCCGCATCTGGTGCGACTGGTCGGACTCGAACCGACAAGGCTAATGCCGACAGATTTTAAGTCTGTTGAGTTTACCGATTTCTCCACAGTCGCAAATCATTATTCTTTTAGCGACTGCATAATATCATTGAAAACTTGACCCTGCTTATCAGAAACAAGATCCCAAATATTATCAGACCAGAGATCCCAATATCGATCACTGTCAGTTTCTTCATTGAGTTCAGCAAGTTCAGGAACGGCTTCTTTCATCATTTCCTCAATCTCACCTTCTTCGCCCCATTCACAACCATCAATCATACCATCTTTGTTGTAAACATATACACCAAAGAAGTTGGGCATCTCATCTTCATAAAAAACAGAAGCGATGAAATCAGGATCAACTTTGGCAATCTGTTCAAAAAGCCACTCTATGCCTTTTTGTGGAAAACTCCAAGCAGAAGTTGTGTTGAAATAATCTTCTCCGCGATCTTCGAAGTAGCACCACTTCGGACCAACGTTTTCAATATTCCAGTCGTATTGATCTGTGATTTCTTTGTCAAGACCGAAGATGTCACTGAACCATTCATATCCTTTATCTTCTGGACGAATGCGAGAGTAAAATTCGTTTAGATATGCTTTACCTGCATCATTGAGTTTCTCGAAACGAACATGAGTATTCACATGATTAGCCATAACAATCTCCAGTCATAAAATTGGTCGGATATGCAAGATTCGAACTTGCGACCCCCTGCTCCCAAAGCAGGTGCACTACCAGACTGTGCTAATATCCGAATTGTTTATATATTCTACTATAACAAACATCAAAAGTAAAGTGTTACTCTACAATTTCAATCTCACTTTCTGTAACTACAGCAACTCTTGCACCACAAGGCAAGAGTGTTTTCTCATTTCCAGAATATACGACTTCACTTGGTCCATGAATCTTCACACGGTGACAATAAGTATTCTTCCTGCCTTCCTTGATGGTAAGCACAGGATTGTTTTCGTTGTTCTTTTTATTTGCACGAATGACGTGCTGATTGACATGAATATATTTTTTCATCATCACTCCAAAAAAAGAGGGAGCACTTGGCTCCCTCTCTATCATATATTAAAACAGGCGTCGAAACAAACTTCGAACACCCGTTACTATTTTCCCAATAGACTATCGACCTTTGCTTCCGCAACTGCCAAACGTGCTTCTAGACCATCAAGAACTGGATCTGCAGGAGCAGCAACTGCAACTGCAAGTTCTTCCTTGACTTCTGGAGCAACTTCGGCACCTGTGGCGGCAGCAACAACTGCAGCAACAGCTTCTGTTGTGGCAGCAACTGCTTCAGCAGATGGAACTGGTGCTTCGGCAACTGCTTCCTTGATGAGCACAGCAACTGCTTCTGGATCCTTCACAACTTCTGGATCAGCAGCAACAACTGCAGCAACGGCAGCAGCAACAACAACTGCAACTTCTGGATTCTCAATTGCAGCAGCTTCATGTTGAGCATGAAGAACATCTTCAACAACAAGAACTGCATCTGAATCTTCAGCACTTGGTGAGAGAAGAACAACTTCTTCAACAGCGATAGTTGCAGCAGCTGCTGGAGCAGCAACGAGTGCAGCAACTTGTTCTTGTGTCTTAAGAGCAATCAATTGATCAACTTGAACTTCAACTACTGAGAGTCTTTGATCGAATTCAGCAACATCATCGATAATATCTGTATTTGCAACTGTGCCAGTTAGTGTTGCTAACTTGGATTCAACAGCAGCGAGTCTTACGGCAAGATCGTGTAGTCTCATTTGTCGGTCTCCTGGAGGGTGTTAGTTCGAATACAAACCTATTTATCCTGAAGATTTAAGAATTACCGTTAAGATTATATTAAATGTTGGTGGAAGGCAGTGTATTCGAAACACATTCCCAAAGGGAACCATCTGTTTAGCAAACAGCGACAGATCCTCTCTGCTTTACCTTCCAAAATGGCGACTCGGATGGGGCTCGAACCCACGACCTCATGCGTGACAGGCATGTGAACTAACCAACTGTTCTACCGAGCCAAAACTGGTGCGCGATGAGAGGGTCGAACTCCCGACATTTGCCGTGTAAAGGCACTACTCTACCACTGAGTTAATCGCGCATAAACTGGAGTTGCGGACTGGACTCGCACCAGCATAAAAGAGTTTTGCAGACTCTTGCATAACTTTTCTGCCACCGCAACAAAATGGTGGGTGAAGTAGGATTCGAACCTACTCAGCCAATGGCAGCGGATTTACAGTCCGACGCGACTCTCCAACTTCGCCGTTCACCCAATATGGCTGAGGAGCATGGATTCGAACCACGATAAGCAGGATCAAAACCTGCTGTCCTGCCGTTAGACGACTCCTCAAAATAAGTGCTGGATGAGACAACTGGGTTTGCTCGTTCTGGGCATCCGATGAAGGCGACACATTACTGCTCGCCACATCCAGCGATCCTAAATTAGTTGCTTCCTCTTTGCGGCGGTTTTTGTCATCCCACCACAAACACTTATGTGGTATCCGCATCCCGACCAAAGAGGATTCTCGCATTGCCAGCGCCAGTTCGGTTAGACTGGAACCACCCTGTGGCGATCAAGCCACTTCTCATCGTCTGGGTAGACTAGCCATTGATTAGATGGCACGTTTTGGTGGACCGTCGGAGAATCAAACTCCGATCTTCGCCGTGCAAGGGCGACGTAATCTCATTATACCAACAGCCCAAAAATGGCGTGGGCTATCGTTCGCGAATTCTCACGCTACTAGATTATTCTTATCTATGCCCCCACGCAACATAGAATGCATTCCGTTCAATCTCATATATCGTTGGTGCTATTCAAACGGAAAAGTCTTTGCACCGACGGATGACTTACAGTGAATTCCCTGCAAGCACCAAGATGGCTGGCGAGGATGGGATCGAACCATCGACAGGCTGATTAACAGTCAGCTGATCTACCTCTGATCTACTCGCCAAAACCTTTTCACAATTGGTAGGACTGGAGGGTAACGCTCCCTCTTTTACGGATTAAAAGTCCGTTACATCACTTTAATGTTTCAGTCCCAAAAAAATTCATAACAAAAATATGGCGTTCCCAAGGGGACTCGAACCCCTGTTACCAGCGTGAAAGGCTAGTGTCCTAACCGACTAGACGATGGGAACAAAATTTGGTGCCCACAGAGAGATTTGAACTCCCAACCTGCGGTTTACAAAACCGCTGCACTGCCAGTTGTGCTATGTGGGCAATAATATTTTTAAACAGCAAGAGCAATCGCGAAGGACGCTCATCAACCTTATACATATATTCTACTGTACAAGGCTGCAAAAGACAACAACTAAAAACTTTTATAAATCAACACCTTAAAAAGTTCGCAGTTTTCGGTGCGGGAGGGGAAATTCATAAGCACCTTGGGACTCTTGTCCTACCTCAAGAAGATGAGGGCGTCGCGAATCACGCAGGAAATATTTTGTCAGTGTAGTATATAGTACAATTCAAAATAAATCAAGGATGTTGCCTATAAAATTTCACCAAATTCCAAACTTGCCAAAGAACCAAGAATGTGCACATCCAACCAATCAATGTTCCACGATTGACAAAGGCAGCAAAACTTGTTCCAGCAAGAAACACCAGATCAACAATAGGAATGAGCATCATGCGTATTCAGTCACTTTGTCTAGACGCTTCATTGGAAATTGACACTTGCCTTCCTTACGCATCTTGCTTTGATATTCTACCGTACAATCGAAACAAATATCAAGCACTTTACTATTCTTGACTGTTTGTAATTCCACTTGATACAACTTCCACTGATACTCAGTGAAGCATTGCGGTTTACTGATCGAGAGTTTTGCCATGTTGATTCACCAGTTGTTCAAATATTCTAAAAAGTTTGTCAAATCGAATTTCATATAGTTCTTGCATTCCCATCAATGCATTCGCTATTTGATCTGGACTCATGTCATATTCTAAAACACCTTCAGTCAGATCTTTAAGATCTGATGTAACGTTCCAGCAAGACATGATCTGCGTTTCCATTTCTAATCGATCAAACTTTATTCGAATTCGACCATTCTCATCTACATATGCTTCTGTCATGTTCTCTCCCATACATGTTCACAATCAGGACACTTCCAAGCAACAGTTCGGTCTTGATCGCGATCGTATAGTCCAATTGCGCGACCAAACCTTCCACGTTCACGAGTTGCACCATACATGTCAGCAATTCTTGTTGCTTCTCGCTCATCTCCAGTTTCCTTGAAGAAGTGTTCCCAAATAGAACCACCATCAAGATCAGCATTGCAGTTTGGACAATGACCGTGTTCGCTCATTATTTTACTCCAAAATGAACTTTGATATGTGCTATAGGATCAACACCTACGAGATTGCATTGAGATACAACATCAATACATTCCCGAACAATCAACTCGGCAAACTTGTCTGAATAATAGTCAACCCATTTGTTACTGTCTTTTTCAAAATAATCAGTATCCAAATTGGTCGTGATTCCAGCCTGTTCAGCAAGTTGTTTGATTCGTTCGTTCATCATACCACCCGATAAGTCTGTGCGGTCTCACGAACCCAAAACACAATGTTGTCTGCATCTTCATCCCAATGCGCATTCGGCGCATGTTCTGCAAGAATCGATTCAGTTGTTTGAAGTCCACCCAAATACGATTCGCCGAAAGAAGCAAGACGTGTTTGGTAGTCGGCTTCCTCTGCAGCATCCCAACCAAACTCTGCTTCAAATGCATCGCAGTGATCGCAAGAGCCAAATGAACCTTGCACCCAACCACGCTCACCACGATACTCAACAAGAGCAACCCATGAGCCTTGCCAATCACCAAAGTGTTCAAACGCAATCACGTTTGCGCCAGCAGCCGTCAATGCAGATTGATATGACATCACGCAACCTTTTTCGCCACAGCACCAATATGCTTACAGTCCTTGCGGAACTCAAAGCCAGTACAGGTGCAACTAAACTTACCATTCACACGCTGAACAAGATAGATTTTCTTGCCGTCTGTGCTCTTGACCTTCCATGCCTTGTTGTCAGTCGCAACTTGCTGCGCACCACCAACAATGTACTCAATCTTCACAACATGCTGTGACTTCGCATTGAACTCACTCACAGGATGATCAGGCGCACCAGTCTCAACAGCGAACATGAACGGATCGCGGAAGATTGACGGAACAACCACACCCTCACGAGTGTATGTCACATAGCCATTGTCACTATTGCGATATACCACTGTGTTCGGATACATCGTCGTGACACGAACACGCGAACCAATTTTAGGAACATTCACTGACATTAGGCACCCGTCCATCGATGATTGACATAAGAACTCGGATTCAGAACATTGCCACGAGCAAAATTCTTCGCAGGTTGAGCCCATGATGCAGCCTTCAGAATGTCACCAACCTTCCACTGGTCATGCGCCTTAACACAAATGAAGCCATGAACAGATCGAGAACCATAATGCTTGGAAACAACCTTCAGAAACTTGCGACCACGATTGTAGTCAATTTCAAACTTACTTTCTGCTCTGAGGTCGACACCACTCTTGTCAAAACGATAATAGTCTCTGACCAAATGATCAGCATACATTGTCAGCGCAATATCCAGATCATACTCAGGCATGACCTTCGGTGTGTTGCGAGCAGTGATCTCATCCAACTTTGCTTGAAGACCGAGAATTTCGTTCTTGATTTCTTGAATCAATTGAGCGTCCATTAGTAACCCACCTTCACAGAACCAGAGAGATAACCATACCGCACGCCGAGATGATACTCGAGATACTCGGTGTCACCGTTGGTGTCATAAGTATCATGGAGATGGCGAATCGCATCCTCGCGACTGCAATCATTCAGATACGACTGAATGTTGGGAATCACAATCCTCTCAAGATGCCTCTCAACAGCGAGTTGCTCTTGCCGCTCACGTTCAGCCTCAGACTCGGCTTCGGCGATAAGAAAGTCCCAAACCATCTGCTTTTCGTCAGCAGTTCCTTTATCCCACTTCGCCCAGAAGTCTGCGCGAGGACGTGACCCATAAGCCTCTTTGTAGAGGTCCGAGACGATTCGTTCGTCGTATGTATATTTGCTTTCCATATTGTTATTGTGCCTCGGATAGCCTAAAAACACAATAGGAAAAACTCTAATAGAATCAACAACTTACGGCAGGGGTAAAAAAGTGAGTAAAATCAATAACTTACGAATCACAGGGAATTCCATATTTCCATGTCTTCTCTATAATAATCAGAGAGTAGATTCTCAAGGTCTTGATCCAAAGAGACTTCTTTGTTTTTTCGAAACTCGCTGTTGTGCTTGTACCCAAGATCTGTCTCTTCGATTTTCAATTCAGCGAACAATTCTGAGAATTGAGGATACTTGAACAACTTGACAATCTTGCGACCATTATGATACATCCATTTGGTTTGAGGTGCAAAGAAAGAATCGTTTTTAATATTTCTCTGCCCAAAAATATATTTTCGAGCAACTTCATTATCTGATGAGGTGCTGAATTGACTTTTTGTGTCAAGTACAAACTTATGATGAGCAGCACTTAGAAATCGATCAATTGGATTTCTCATCATCGCAACAATCTTAAGATTTTCAATGTCGTTGTTGTTAATTAAATCTTTGACAATCAATTCATCTAAAGTCACATGAGGATTCATTTCTTTAAACTTTCCTCGCAAATCATAACAAGGCATATATGTGCCAGAGAATGCATCAACATCGCTATGCGGTATGCTATTGATTATGAACTGACCTAAACTGGTTGATGCAGTCTTGGGGATCTTCAAGAAGATAAATCCCCTGCTTCGAGAAATAATCATTTCTTATCTGCGTTCTTCGTAATCTCGATCATAAGACCAATCTTCATCTTCCATGAGATCGTCTTCGTCAGACTCATATGAATCATTCGGATTGAACTTCCAACGTGACTCATCTTTCAAACGACGTTGCTTCAATCCTTCACTGTTCCGATTGTATTGTTTTTCGTGGAACTCATTCTGCTTCTTCTTGACCATGATTACTTACTCAAACGCTCCTCTTTAAGTTTATTACAAAAGATCTTATACAGACCTAACTCTCGCCCATATGCCTCAATTTCCCATGGACTTTCAAAATACTTTTCTTCATCCATGTAATGTGAGGCATCGAACACCAAACCTTTATATCGCACTTCACCACTCTTGTAGTCAAACATTTCATTGTTGAGATATTGCTTCACGTGAGTCAACTCATGACCCAAATCAATGAGCAATTGTTTCAGGCGAGTGATTGGTTTTTTGCCGAGTGTATTGATACGTTTGTAATTCAGAACAACAGTAAACTTCTTGTTGCCTTCATCATCAAGACCATCATAAGTGCACCATGCCTTATACTTCTTCAGATCAAGAAGATCAGCAGCATCTTTAATTTCTTGCTCACCAAGAACCTTGATTGTGATTTTGGATTTCTTTTGCACACATGGACGAACCATGCGATTGAGGACAAATTTAGAATACTTCCGAATCATGGCAGAATCGGAACGCTTTAGATAATTGCTAGTAATGGCAATCATTTTACTCCACTCGAAGTAGGATTGTATCCTTGTTGATTCGACCGTTCAGTTCTTGTGGCTTCGAATTAATCTCGCCCATCACCTTACGCAATACAACCTTTCCACCATCGAGAACCCGAGATAGAACGTCCTTCGGCTTTCGGAGAGTTTTACTCACCGACTCACCATATTTATAGTTTTGAATCGCTGAACCCTTAACGTCCAAACCAGCACCGTCCAGAGCCACATAGACTCCCAGTTTGCGCGTCTTAACGTTATAGATCCATAACTTTTCGGCTCCAACGATCTTTACAGGATCGATCGAGACCAACTTGTTGTCGATATCGTCTTTCTTGAACTTGAGGTTCTTGACCTTCTTGTCGAAGGACACTGGCTTCTTCTTGCGTGGCTTACGAGCAGCAGCCTTGTTGGAGGCGAGTTTCTCAGCGTCGGTCGCAACGAGACCGAAGAATTTCGCAGCCTCAATCATCTCTTTGCGAGGACGAGGATATGATTCCTTCACGTACTCATCCTTGGACTCGATAATCGCAATCCACTCGGCTGTGCGTTGCTTGAAGTATTCTGCAATCTTCGAAGCATGCATCGGCTTTACTTCGTTCTCGACCATCCAGGTGTATGGTACAAATTCTTCTCCGCTTTGCTCATGCCAAACGTCGTCGAACTTACCTTCGAGTTCCATAATGAAATAGTCAACTTTTCCTTGGACTCGCTCTTGAATCGAGATGACATTGCTAGTATCGGCAACGACTGTCGTGGCAAGACCTTTCTCGACGACAATCTTGTCCAATCGTTCTCGGAAGACATTCATGCGCTCCTTGAAGTTTGCATATACAGTATCAGGAATCCATGCACCACGACTGAGGCATCGCGCCAACCAGCCATCGACGATGTTCCAAGACAGATTGAGAGAATCTGCTGCTTGCTTTTGCAAAGCAGTGATCTCGTTGTTCTTGGTAAGATACTCGATCAGATACTTACGAGCATCACGAGACTCTTTATTGTGATTGTACCACTGAAAAGCATGAATCAGATCATACTGCTTGCATGGTTCAGTGCGCTTTTCCCAGGTGGGTTCGGGAACAACCTTTGGTATGAACTTTGCCATAACTATATCTTACTCTCGCAAATTTAAGAAATCAACCCTTACTTATTAATGAGTCGTGAAAGTTTCTAATTCTTCGCCGTGAATTGCGGCGTTGAATCCTGCGTTATACGCGATAAAATCCACAAGATCCGTATAAAGTAAAATGAGGTCGGCGCTGTCCGCTTCCTCTATAGGCTGAGTGGGGTAGTCGAAACCTAAATTGATGGCTTCGTCCTTGTAAACTTGAATTGCTTGAATGAGTTGCGCCTTAACCTGCGCGTCGGTGTTTTCGATTTTCATAAACTCAATTATGTACTCTTTTTGCTAAAAACGCAATAGTAAAAAATCTTGTAAAATCAACAACTTATGGTATTGCCTCTCGCCGAGCGAGAAGCCCGACGAGAGGCGCAGTTTCTACCCTTATGCGTAAGGTCCCGTGATAATATCGGTCGTCTCGCAGCCGTCGCTGTCGGTGGTGATCTCCTCTACCCACCTCGCCCTTTCGTTTTTAGCGTATAGGTCTAGTGCCTTCGTGCGGCTCTTGGTCGTGAGTATTAATTTGTTCCCGTTGACTCGCGCTCCTGTAATCGGGTGGTTGACTCGGGCGTTTTCGTAAACTTCGTAATATGCTTTCATAATGTGTATTCTACAAGAATTCTCGAAAAACGCAATAGAAAAAAACCTTGTAAAATCAATAACTTACGAAAACCTGAATAAAATCAATAACTTACGTCAGATAAGAAAAAGGGGACCGAAGTCCCCTTTTCGCTCAACCTCACATTCTATATTTCGCACCCAGATAGATGCTGTATCCAAACTTCTCATATTCATAGACACGAGATTTGGATCCATAGTAACGAACGCCAGCACTGTTAGTTAGATTCTTGGCTTCAATTACAAGTTCAGTTTGTTTGTTGACTTTGTAACCACCAGTAAAGTCTAACTGACCGCGACCGTCCCAGTATAGATCAAGTGCGCCATCGTCGGCATTGATTTCGTTCAAGAACTCACCACGATCCGTGTATGAAAGTCTTGCGCTAATCTTACCCTTTTCGTAGAACACAGCAATGTTACCAGTGTAATCACTTTGTCCTGGAAGTGGGAACTTACTACGACCAGCATAGTTACGACCAACATCAATGCTTGCGTCAGCGATTGTGTAGTTCGCAAATACACCTAGACCATTATCAAGTTGTTGTTGATAACTTACTTCAACGCCAGTGATCTCACCCTTTGGTGCGTTTTCTGGACGCACTAGGACTGCTGGATTGCCAATGTATGTTCCATTTGTTCTCAAGACATAGTTATAGTCTTTGAGGTCTTTATAGAACACACTTACGCTGGCTAAACCAATATCACCGAAATAATATTCAACTGACATATCAACATTGTTTGATAGTGTTGGATTCAAGTCAGGATTACCAGTTGTAACAACTAGTTGTGTTCCTTCTTGACTTTCAACTGCTCTTGGAACAATGTCATCAAAGTTTGGTCTTGCTAGACTGCGAGTCAATGCGAAACGACCAACTAGATTGTCATTATAGTCATAGCGAACTGTTAGATTAGGGAATACATTTGTGTAATCCTTTTCACCAACTTGGCTAGTGATACGACCTGTTACAGTATTATAAACTGGTGCGCTACCAACGTCCTTTGTATTTTCTACACGAACGCCAGCAATCACATTGAGTTTATCTGCCTTATACTTCATCATACCATAAGCAGCAGCAACCTTTTCATCAACACTATAATCTTCTGTCAATGATTGCTCCACTCTTGGTGGCGATAGTGCCTTTGTAGCACCATAATAAGCATCGGCTAACTCTGTATTCAACTTGAAGCCAAGATCATAACCATAGTTCTTGCTTACATTAGTTGATAAGAATCCAGTAAGATTAGTTGTTGGTGCTGCTGTTGAACTGCGATTTCTCCAACGACTACCGTCTGTTGTTCTTTCGCTATCAGCATACAACACACCAAACTTATACATGCCAACTTCATAATCTACTTTGGCTGTCAATGTATCTTCGTTTGTATCAGCATCACGATATGCGTTTTCACGGAAAGCATACGCACCAACGTTTAGATGTTCTTTTGTATCAAACAAACTAATGTATGGCTCGTTTGGATTCTTGCTATAATCGTAACTGATTGTTGGACGCAATGAACTACGGAATAGCAACTCATCACGTTGCGGATAATCTTGCTTTGCTGTTGCCATTGAAACACTAGCATCAAGTTTACCAACACTTAGATTTTGCTTCAAACCAACTTCGTTAGCAACGATATGATTTTCAATGATGCGATGACGCACTTGCTTTTCAATACGAGGTGTTGTGAAACTTGCTACGCTATCTGTAGCGCCAGCAACGATCTTACCTTCGCTGTAAAGAATGCTCAAACGATTGCGCCATTCGTCATCAACATAGCGTGACCATGTTGAGTTGACATAAACACTTGTATCATCGTTTGGACGATACTCAACATTGCCAGTCACAGCAATTCTTTCACGGACTGTATCATAGTCTTTGAACAATGTTTCGATTGGAGCAAATACAGTATCCAACAAAAGCGGTGGTGTGTCGAATTGACCACCAACAGCAGGTAGTTGATTCACAGGAACACTGTAACGAGTCCATGCTGTCTCAACATTATCCAACTGACGATCAGTCTTACCATAACTTGTTGAAAGAGAAACACCGAGTGTATCATTCAACATCGTATTTGATAGGCTGAATGATGCGCGTTCATCATGCGTGCCACCAAATTGATTGTAAGAGCCACCTAGTTCAGCATTGAATTGTAGTCCTGGCTTCTTGAATGCTGATTTAGTTTTGATATTGACTGCGCCAGCAATGCTATCTGCTTCTTGACTTGGAAGCAATGTCTTGCTGATTTCTAGTGTATCAGCAATGTTAGCAGGAACAACGTCAAGGTCAATTGCTCTTGTAAATGGATCAGGAGCAGGTAGACTTACGCCATTGACTGTAATGTTTGTGAACTCGCTTGGAGCACCACGAACGTTGATATAACGACCTTCGCCTTGATCGCGTTGAATTGAAATACCTGAAACACGTTGTAGTGCTTCGGCGATATTTGAATCTGGAAGTTTGCCGACTGTATCACCAGCGACAACGTTAGTTACGCCATCGGCATTCTTTTGCTGCTCAACAGCGGCTGCTGCTGAATCACGAATGCTTGTGATAGTGACTTCTTCTAATACTTCGGCTTGAGAGAAAGAGGAGAGAGATAATAATAAAAAAGATGAAACAAGAGTAATAAGTTTCTTCATAATAGACTCCTTTAGATTAGGAGTCTTATATATTTCAATAATATTTCGATTTGATTAAAAATTGATATATTTTATGAAATCATCAGCTGATTTTTTCCAATTAACTGTCTTTACACTCAAATGAGTTGATCCACGATCAACATTCAATGCAAAACAAACAGCTGTTGACAAATCTTCGTCGACGTATCCATTCACTCCATTTTTTATTTGATCAATTGGTCCTGTGACTGGATGAGCAGCAACTGGCGTTCCGCATGCCATTGCTTCAAGAATTACAATCCCATATGTATCTACTTTGCTTGGGAATACAAATACATCTGCTAACTGATAACATCTTGCTAAATCTTCACCAAACTTATATCCAAGAAATTTTATTTCTGGATATTTTTTCTGTAATTTCTTTTTATATGGTCCATCACCGACAACAACTTTGATGACTTCTGCTGTTGGTGGGACGCAGCCAGAAACATCTAATTCGCAAAATTCATCTAGATTCTTTTCTTTACTCACACGCCCAACATATAGCAAAATAACTCTATTATCTTTATATTTGTCATTGAATTTAAAATGTGCATCATAACCTTTTCCTAGAACAACTGAATTCCAGTGAGAGTTTTCTTTTGCATTTGATTCAGAAGAACACATCACATACTTTGCATTCTTATGAAACCAATCAAAATACCATTTTGTCCAAGAAACTGGAACACCAAACATCTCATTGAAGAATTCTGGAAACTTCGTGTGATATGATGTTGTGTATTTTATCCCAAGTTTCTCAAGGACTCGTTTGGCTTGCAAACCAAGAATGCCTTCCGTGGCAATATGATACTTGGTATCATGTCCTAGTTTATGCCAATGCACATCTCGCTCTTCAATTATTTTAAACATATTTCTATAACTACAAAACGGAAGAGGAATTTCTTTATAGAATGGAACTTTGATATTACCGAACAGTCCTGGATGAATGACATCCACTGTCACCCACTCAGGTAAATTTGCAATGATGTTCTTATAGGTGGTTACAACACCATTCACTTGCGGTTCCCAAGCATCTGTAATGAGAACTATTTTCGTCCGAGCCATTCTACGATCTCCCATCTTCCATCATGGTGTTCAACTAATGCTGTGCAGGATTCAACCCAGTCTCCGTCGTTCATATATTCAATGCCGTTAATTGTTTTAATCTCGGCTCGATGAACATGACCACAAATCACACCATCGGCTTTTTGCTTTTTGCAATAATCTGTGATTAAATCTTCAAAATTGTTAACATACGAAACTGCTTCTTTCGTTTTGTTTTTAAGATACTGACTTAAACTCCAATATGGCAGATTAAACCAATTGCGAATCTTACTTACAGCAACGTTGAGGCGCAATAAGACATTATACAGAATATCGCCAAGATGATAGAGCCATTGAAGTTTGGTTCTCAATACGCCATCGAATAGATCGCCGTGAATCACCATATAGGTTTTGCCATTGATACCTTGATGTCGGCATTGATTCACAAGATCAATATTACCGAAATGAATATCAAATGGCAATAGATCACGAAATGCGTCATCGTGATTGCCAACAACATAGGTTACTTTGGTATTATTTTTTGCTGCTTTGAGGATCTTACGAATCACATCAGTGTGTGATTGCAGCCAATAGAATTTTCTTTTTAATCGCCAGCCGTCGATAATATCGCCGACAAGGTACAGATTTTCGCTTGAATTATTTTTCAAGAAATCGCATAGCAAATCTGCTTTACATCCCCTTGAGCCAAGATGGACATCGGAGATAAAGATTGATTTGTATTGCATTAGAGACTCCCAGAACTGGAGTCATTATATAGCGAGAGATTATTTCTGCTGTATTAAAAATAGAGTTTTTTATAAAAAATCAATAGAAAATACCATACGCAATACACCACAATTCAAGCATGGCTTTATAGAGCACATATGCGATTGGAATGGAAACAATCAGAGATAGAAATAATTGTATTGTTTTCATCTGATTATAATGCAGTAAAATAATTGAAATTAATTACAATTCGGAATGGTTCGTCTGTGCAACTAGTGCCTGCATGAAGATCGCTAGATTCAAATAATACAAGACGATTTGCGACAGATTTTACTTCTTCTCCAGAATTAAACCGAGTCATGCCATTATTTGTGTTAATATAGAAGCATGCTGTTTTAGATTTAACTAAACTTTCTCCAAGATCACGATGGTAACTATATTGAATAATCTCAGGAGTAATTGTCGTTAAATTTGCTTTAATTCTGGCAATCGCATATGGTTTTAAACTATCCAATATTGGATGCAAAATTTCACCATATGGACTTCGCCAACTATGATTCATGTAAAACACATGAACAAATTGAAATATATTTTTATTTTCTTTTATTTCCTCAGCGCGAGTTTTTCCTGGCGAAAAGTGCCATGGAAATTCCGTACTCATGATTGTGTCAGCAATCTTGCGAAAGGTATCTTGAGGAAGAAAATTATCAAATATTTCTGGTTGCATAAATTAAGTCTCGGTTCATCTATCGTGACGATATGCGCATTACGTCCTAGATTCCTATTTTACAAAAGCAGCCATCGCTGTGCGACAAACCTTACACCGAAAGGTAGGGCGGCTGGTGGAGTATTTATACAATTATCCAATTGAAATATTCTTCACACTTGAAACTCTAAAGGAACGCCAACCGTTTGCATCCACATCCCAAACCGAAACGTTATTGCTGGTCGTTTTACCTTCTACAACTAATTCACCATTTTGAGATGGTGCATTAGGGACATAATTTGTCTGTAGAGTGCATCGCATCACACGCTCTTCGCCATTCACTTTTGTAAACGTAACGCTCACAATATTGTGACGAAGCATATCAATCAAACCATCACGAGTAAAAATTGTCATATCACACCTGAGCAAGAATTGCACGAATTTGTTTATCTGGAATATTAAAGTTTTTAGAAGTCACTTTAATTAGATCTTTAATAGTTTTCTTTGGCACACAACCATCTTTAACCATAAGACCATTATACCCTGATCTGGCGTAATTGTCAATAAATCTACGCACATCACCAATATTTGCTTTCATGAATTCAATTGTATCCACAGGTTGTGTGGGTTTGAACGCAAAAACATGGTATTTGTAAGAACCAAGATCTTCATTTATTGGAGTGTGTTTATCAGCAAACTTGTATACAGTTGTTTCGCACTCTATACCAAATTGCGTTTCCATCAGTCCCCAAAGTGCGCCATCAACCTCATCTATTTCTTTGTCGGTCATTATACGCTCCTGAAGTAATCGATTGTTTTATCTAATCCCTCCGACAACGCAACTTTTGGTTCCCAATTTAAAACTGATTTTGCTAATGTAATATCTGGCTTGCGTTGCTGAGGGTCGTCTATCGTTCGCTCAACATATTCTTTGTAGCCTTTATTTACCTTCTGTACAATTATCGTTGCAAGTTCATCAACAGTAAACTCCCCAGGATTGCCAAGATTAATTGGACCAATCGCTTTGGAATTCGCAAATTTTAGTATACCTTCCACAAGATCATCAACATAACAGAATGATCTTGTTTGTGCCCCTGTTCCATGAATCGTTAGATTCGCATCAGCAAGAGCAGCGACGATGAAGTTAGAAACAACTCGCCCATCGTTCTTTGCCATGCGTGGTCCATAAGTATTGAAAATACGGAATACACCAGTGTTAACATCGTACTTTCTCCTGTAATCAAAGAACAGTGTTTCTGCCGCACGTTTTCCTTCATCATAACAAGCACGTGGACCAATCGGGTTCACGTTGCCATTATAAGTCTCTGGTTGTGGGTGAACATCAGGATCACCATAGACTTCTGAAGTTGAAGCCTGTACAACACGAGCCTTTGTTTTACGAGCAATCTCAAGAACATTACGAGCACCAAGCACACAAGTCATCATAGTGCCAATTGGATCGCGCTGATAGTGTACTGGTGAAGCAGGACACGCTAGATTATAAATTTGATCCAATGCACGAATAGAAAAGAAATCAGCAAATTGCTCGCTGGCAACATCATGTTCATAAAAGCGAAAGTTTGGGTGTTTGACAATTGAAGCAACATTTTTCACTGCGCCAGTATAAAAATTGTCAACGCAATAAACTTTATGTCCTTGTTCAATCAATCTTTCGCATAAGTGACTACCAACAAAACCTGCACCACCAGTCACTAAAATATTTTTCATACAGCTTCCTTTTTAGAATGTTGTTCAATCATATAACGAGCAATGTACCAAGCATCTACGATATCTGTTGTTGGCGATCCGAGTTTTGTGGTAGGACTTATTATACTATGTAAATCAACAAAAGTATCGTTTACAAACGCTTCATACATCTTATCTTTTGTAGCATTGCCTTTGCCTGTTGCAAACTTCTTAACCACTGTTGGAGGCACTGTAAAGAATCGATATCCATTCTTGTACAGCATATACTTAAGAATGCCACAGTTTTCTGCGAGATTAAAAACCTTTCCCTTTGATCCGAAAGAATAATCTTCAATCATGATCACAATATCTTTCTTGTCAAAGTCTGCAAGAATAGCCAGAACCCAAGAAGCAATATTTTCATAACGCTCTTGATCTGTCAAATATTCTTCGTGCTGTTCACCAAGAATATTATGAAACTTTCCTTGTACTGTTTTACGATCGTTTAAGAAATAGAAAAATGAATTTGAAAATGTCTTATCGCGTGAAACGCAAACACATGGAGAAGTCAGACTATAATCAATTCCAACGACGATCATCTTCATCATCATCTAAACGATTATTGATCTCATCTTCTTCGTCTAGATAATCCGTATCATCGTCATCATTAAAATTCAATTCTTCATTTTCATTATCATAAAAGTCGCCACAAAATGGACAATGGCTTGGTGCATAACTCACCTCATCATCTTCAAATGATAACGCGAACATAGAACCACAGTTATCGCATGTGAGTTTTAAATCAGACATAGTTACCCCCTTGTAACCGCAAGAATGCGTTCAATTTGTTTATTGATAACGCCCTCGCGATTTGGCCAATTAATGATTGCTTTTTCAGGATTCTTCTTCAAATTATATAGCAATGGTAGAATTAATCCTTCAAGTTCTTTAAGTTTTGCTTTATGTTTTTCTTCCAACGCAGACAAATAAGCATTTTGTAGAGTCTGCTCCTGCGCATCTAGCAATGAATCAATTTTTGCTTGAAGTGCAAGAAGTTGATCACTGTTTGTATTGGTTGTTTGTGTCGTGGGTTGAGTTGAGACGACTTCGTCATCTTGAAAACTAAACCCAAAATCAAATTCGTTGTCTATATCAGACATTTTTCTTTACCTCGTATTCGTATCTATCATCATCTGATAAAACCCATTTCGAAGTATTTTCTACAGACCACATTTGTGTTCCGAGTTTTCTCTCAATCACGTTTTGTCCTGGCTTTGTGACAAATGATGGCTCAAATGCACGGCAGCGATTATTTGGTTGAATAGCGAAATTGCCATTATCCAATTTAATTACATGACCGCATTTATGCTGACCAGGCACTTCGCTAAATCCAAGATCAGCAATGTTCTTATCTTCGTGCGCCCAGTCAAGTGTGAACAAATACGTTCCTTCATTCCACTTCTTATTGCGATCAATATACTTAATGCGCTTATTGATCAAGAAATCAAACTGCGTGACGCCAATATATGAACTAAAAGAATCCCACAAAACTAAATTGTAAAGTTCCTCTTGCGGCGCAGGAGTTTTATGACAGAAGGCGTGTATCGGCATGCGAAACCAAAGCCCCTCGTCTTCCATGATAAAATGAAATAACGGAACGCGGTGCGGTATAGACGCAACTCCAAAGATAAGAACTGGAAGATATGTGTCTTTCGCTTCATCGAACTCTGTTCTGTTCTGAAGAAAATTAGTCCGCACGAAACATTCGATCGGCGGTATGTTAGCGTTTATGTATGCCATGGTATTATATAGTAATATATTCTAAAGGATTATAAACATGCGCATATCTACAAGGCGCATTTGTATTATAGAAACTGAAGTATTTTGGTTTCAACGTTCCAACCCAAAACTCAGGTCTCATGCGTAGATTGTTATCGTGGTCTGTATACAAATAATTGGGATCTAGTTTCTGAATATAACTTGAATTAGCCCACCAGAAATTTCCAGAATAATGCCAATTAAATTCTTCTCTCCAATTCTTCTTCGAATCCCAGTAATTCGATTCTTTTATGAATTCAGTACCAACCGTATCATATTCTTCTAATTTCTCAATGCATTCTTTCCATCTTTGAATGGCGAAATATTCAAGATAGATCCTCCAAGAATTCTTAGAGTATTCCCAAGATGTTCCGTAATGAGTAACACCAAGAGAATTTAGATATAAAACCTTTGAGTCTGGATTTTGAGAAGAATATTCCCACAATGCTTTGAGCGTATCTGCCTCACTCACAGTGTAGAGATTTCTTATTGAAGAAATTTTAGGTAGCGTATATGGTAATGGGTCGTTACCATTGATTCCTAAATGGATAAAGTCGCATGCCCCATAAAGACCAGACGAGCAGATCTTTTGAATCTGCTCGTCTAGTATATTGCGCCAATTATTGACTTGATAAAGATGACAAAATATTGCAATCTTCATCGCGAAATATCATCAATTACTGTGCGGCTGGAACTTCAACAACAGCAGCATCGGCTGGAGCGGCTTCAACAACAGCAGCATCAGCAGGTGCTTCTGCTTCAGCAGGAGCAGCGGCTTCAGCGGCTGGTGTTTCTTCAACAACAACTGCTTCTTCCTTTGCGCCACAAGCAACGAGACCGAAAGCAACTAGACCAACTAGAATAACATTCTTCATAACTTTCTCCTTTTTTATTTAACAACACAATCAACTTTTAGAATTCAAATATGCCATAGTGAATTATGGACAACCAGGATCGCGCAGTGCACCGCCGCAATTCATTGGAGGTGGTGGGGGTGGGGGTTCAGGACAGGTGCAACAACGAGGTCCTGTCCCTGGTACCCAATCATCATCACCTAGAGCGACCTTTGGTTGTTCATTCTGTTCTGTCTTTGCCTGTGCTAGACCACTATAAGCCCAGTTGGTGCTGACCACACCCACCAGCAATCCTACCAGCGCAGCAAACCCAATTGTTAAATTCTTCATTTTACTTCTCCTGACTAAATTTCACAGTTCGCATGCACCTGCCTGACAAGCCAATTCTTTTGCTGAAGTTGTTGTATCTGTTTCTTCCATAAACTCCACCCAGTTGATGTCAACATTTTGGAGTCCAAGAAGTTCAGTATACTTGGCTTCATCAATTTCTTCGTAAGGTGCTTGACGATATGAACCGTTGTCGCGTGGGAGGAAAGAAACACCTGAGAGAATCGAGATGTTCTTATAAACCCATGCACCAACTTCCATCCACTCATCATCACCAACATAAACAGTGATCGAAGGCTTGTGTTCGCACCAGTGATCCTGATAGATCTTCCAAAGTTCCAACTGTTCAATCGCAGTCATATCGTGACGAGTGACAGAGTTCTTTGGTGCCTTCATTGGGAAACTGAATACCCAGTTTGACTTGCTGTAGAAATCTTCTTCAGCCTTGTATCCCTTGTCAATCATAAACTGCGCAAGAGGATCCTTCATGTCTGCTCTTACACGGCGAATGTAAAACTGAGAATAACGTGGGTGAATGCCTGATGCGGAATCCACCAATTGAGAAACAGTGCCTGAAGGTTTAACGCAAGTGATTGAAGCTGACTGCGGAATACCAAGAGCATCGGCGAATTCTTTATTCGTTTCAACGCAGTGAAGTTTGATAGCATCCAATGCATCCGCGAGTTTCTGAGATGGCTTATTTAGAAGTTTGCTGTCACAAATACCAGTGAGTGAAACACCAAGCAAACGCTCTTCATCACAATTATTTTTCCAACGCTTGTTAATATAACGGAAGTCTGTCAATGTTGACTGTAATGTACCAATGATTGTAGCCAAACGAGCCTTGCGCTTCAATGAGTCAACGTCATCGTTTGCGCGAACAACGATCTCTGAGAGATTACAGAACTCAAATGGGCGCAAGATAATTTCAGAACATGGGTTTGTACCAAACTCATGCTTTGGATCACGACGACCATTCTTTTCAGCAACAGCCTGAGATGCTGCGCGTGAGAAAATACCACGTTCACCAGACTTTGACATGTACAATGCATGCCATTCGTTCATGAACGTATCCATGTCTACTTTTTTGTCATACACAGCCGATATATTTGCAAGTGCTCTTTGACCGTTATGTGTCCACCACTCTCCGCTCTTAGCGTGGCGCAAGTGGTCATCGTTGAGGTCGGTAAGAGAAATGAGAGCAGAACGGCGAACACCACCGCAAACAACAATGTCAGCAATTTTACATACGATGTCATGACATTCCAACGTTGATAGTTTCCTACCACGTGCCTTTAGGAAAATGTTTAGTGTAAATTTAATGAGATCAACCAATGGTTCTGGACCAGAAGCGCGACCGCCGAATGTCTTCAAACGCTCACCTGCAGGACGAACCTTGCTGACATCCCACTTTGGAATCTTGCCAGAATAAAGCAATGAAATGATTTCACGATAAGCAGATGCCCAACCAATTTTAGAATCGGCAATCACAACAGTTGTATCTGTCTCATGGAGTTCTTCTGGAACTTCTGGAAGTTTGTTTGTATACTTTGACTCAACAGAGAAACCAACGCCAGTACCGCACATCAAAATGTACATGATCTCATCAAATGCTTTAGTATTATCAATGGCGACATAGGAGCAATTATATCCAGCCACTTGATCTTTTTCCAAAGCAGGACCAGCAGTCATCAAACAACGCATTGATGGCATAACTTCCAAGTTTAGAATTGCTGAACGCAATTCATCCCATGGCACTTGCTTGTTGTTGTTTGTCTTTTCTTTAAAGAAATTAATATAACGATCTACGGTTTCATCCCATGTTTCACGGCGACCTAGTTCGTCATTAAAACGAGCATAACGTGAAATATGAATGAAATCTTGATAGATCGATGGAAGTCTTGTAGCCATCATTTACTCCTTTTTATCTTTATCTGTAATTAAAAATGCTTGAATAGAAATTCTCAAATCACCTTCGAAATTGACAGGTGTTGTGCAATGCGATACGGAATCATATTGCACTAATGCTAAATTTGGTTGCGGCAAAACCGCTTTAATTTCTTCACCGTCTTCATAAAGAAAATAACCACCCCAATCCTGATGCCATCTTCTATTCAAATAAATTGATATCGCACCGTCGTATAATCTGTTATCGTTATGCCAAGGTATATAGCTGTACCTTGTCCAATAATAAATCATTATATTGTTATCTACTAAAATTTTTTGAGTTTTTGTTTCAATAGTTTTTTTAAGTTTCGCATGTAGTTCAGATTCTCTGTTAACTCCATGAACGAAAACTGGAAAACTATCTTTTCTAATCCCAAAATCCCACCATCTATTTGTAGAGAACACGTTTGAACCAAGAGTCAATAAGTTATCTGCAGTCTTTACTGCTTCTTCATACAAATCATCTTCTAAAAAATTTTCAAATTTGACTACTGACATGATTCACTTCTTCCCCTGTTCGAGAATTATATAATTTATTTGGATCGGCATATTTAAATCTTTCCCATCCAGGTTCATTCTCATTACAACGCTTACCTTTAGTCAAATCACCAAAATGATTTACAATATTTGTTCCATCGGCATTTTTTAAAATACCAGTGTTGAGTTTATATTCTTTGTTTAAGTGATAAGAAACAACACCCTCTGCTGGGCAACTTCCAGTTTTTTCTTTAAAGTCAATTAACGAAATCCATGCTGGATACAATGCAAACATCATCCAGAAGTAACTTTCGTTCAATTCAATTTTATACTTTCCGAAATCTACATCTGTATCTGAAAATAATTTGTTTGGATCTTCATAAGAATACCAAGCATTTCTTTTTAATTGAATTTGTGAATAGCGAGAGTTTGACTTTAATGCATCAATCATCTCAGTCACTTTAATTGGCTGCAACAATTCAACATCATCTTCTTGATGAAGAATATAATCGTATCCTCTACTTCTTACGATTCTAAACATTTCCTCCCATGTACTAGTTATGCCTAGATTTTTTTCATGAAGAACAATTTCATCAAATCCATAACCTTTAACAAGTTCAGTCAGTTTATCATTGTCTCTTCCGCTTGGATAATCGTCAATGAATAACTTATGAACCTGAACGCCATCATAATTTAAATTTTTATGAGAATCAAACGTCCGCTTCAAATAGTCAATTCTATTTGTCGAAAAAACAACATGACAAACTTTAATCATTTATTCTTGAGCAATAAATTGTGTTGAAAGCGGAAACACTTCAGCAATAACTTTTGCGCACTCTTTCGCAATTTCCATATGTTCTTTCTGAGTGCCGTTACCGCTTCGGAGTTGTATATAGTGAATCCAAGATCTTAAGGATCCGCTCATATACATGCGAGACATAATTAATCCTTCAGGGAGGAGTGCTCGCGCTTGTTCCTTGGCAATACCATTAGCGATTGCCCAATTGTAATGTATCTTGACTTGTTCGATCAAGTCTTGTTGACGTTTGTCCCATTCGTATTGAAGCATTACATCAACACCTTCAGAAATTGAATTCTGACGATTCTTTGGGTCTTGAAGTCTTGCTTCACGTGTAACGAATTCTAGATCCTTGGTTGGATCAGCATAACGCTGCGAGAATTCTTGAAACGAAAAACTACGATGACGTAGAATCTGACGAGCAATATCTCGCGTCGTTTCAATTTCCAAACACATGGTTGCCATTTCTAATGGTGACCAATGTTGATGTTTGATCAAATATTTGATCAACTTTTCTGCTGTCTCAGAGTTGATTTGATTGGAGGGATTGGACACTCTTGCGCAATAGGCTACAAGGTCCGTTGGTGTGTCCAATCCCTCGAGAACTGGTTTGCTGTATGAGACTAACTTAACTTTCATGCTCCAACCTCAAATACTAGAGTCTTGTGACGAATTTCTTTTGTGCCGCCTTCAGCGGCTAACTCTTGTCCGCGAACAAAAGCATCTTTATATTCTGGATGTTTGCTGTCATCAAACCACCACCAACGATCTAAGAAATATCTTGGTTCGCGTTGATATTCAACATACCAAAGTCCAGCGTGAAATTGCACACGAACTCTTTTAATTGGATGTTTAATTACTTCGTAACCAGCGTCTTCTAAAGTGACCATCTTAGCACCTTTTCCAATGCGTAAAATTCAGTTTGGCTTTTAAACCACTGAACGTATTGTTATCTATAATACTCTTTATTTCGCCCATAGTCAAGCCATTTTGTATCATATCATTAATATCTTTTCCCTTAATATTTTCAGGAAAAAGACAAACTTTATAACCATTATCAATTGACTTTTCAATTTGCTTTACAATGTCTCGATTGCGTGGTTCATTATCATAAACAAGAGTTAGATCTAACTCTGGAAAAATTGCTGCCACGCCGCCCAAATTACTATCACCAGAGGCAACGCAATTCGGGATAAAAAAAGAATCAAACTGCCCTTCGACGACATAGATACGTTCTTGCTTGCGCAAGCGATGCAATCCAAACACCTTCTTCTCATCTGACACCTTTACAGTGACATAACGAATCTTGGTTTCAGACAATGCCCTTCCTGCGACGTTTGTAATCTCACCCTTTTCGTTAGTGTAAAGGAGTACGATACGATCGTCGTTTGGGACCTCGTCTTTGCCGTGATTGGGGAACTCTTTATCTAGGAAATCTAGAAATTTCGGAACATAAAGAATTTCGTTCCAAAACTTCTCAGGAATCTTCCTCTTTTTTATATAGTCACGAGCATAGTGCTCTTCGGGAAGATTTTCTATACTATAATGTGCAAACGTTCGCGACGTTCTTCCCACGCTTTCAACTGGCGCTGAATCTCCTCTGGACTCGTTGAGAGTAGACTGGAGTCTGGCGTAGGCATTACCCTTGAGTTGTTCGAAATCAGGCTTTTTGACGTTAGAGCCGTATCCTGTTTCACCAGCGGAGTATCGTTCCAAGATGTACTGCTTATAGGATGTACCATCAACGTGCTCCAAAAACTTCGCAAACGTCGTAGACTTGCCGCAGTTGTGGCAGATGAAGAAGTAGTCGTTGGACTTGCGATAAACATAGCCTCTCGCCTTTAGTTTATTTTTCTTCGAATCACCGCAATAGGGACATCGAAAGTTATAAAGATCAGTTTGCTTTTGCCGAAACTGTTCTAACTTTGATGATACAAAACCAAGAAATTTTCTATCAATGTATACACTCATAAATACCTAAACACAGCACTCATGACAACTCGAGGCTCAGTTTCTTCTTTTGGATATGATCCAGCATGAACAATGTTGGAATCAAATAAAACTGCAGTTCCTCTTTTTGGCGAAACTCGATCAATTAAATTTTTATCATTATCAAAAAAGTAAGTATCGCCACTACTGTCATTAACATAATATAAAAGACTCACAAAATTCTCTTCTAAAGAATCAAAGTGAGGCATTGAAATTGCATTTGTACTTGAATACAAATACATGTTAAATTTTAATCTCATCACATCAAATGGTTTTTGTATAACCTCATATGCAATATAATCTATTAATGGTCTAATTTCGTTCACCATATAATCAACGTTGTACTCTCCATGAACAACGGCTGATTGATACCAATATTTCTCAGCAATATCATACTCACCAAATTTATTTGGTGAGCAATTTAAAGCAGAACAAACTTCATCAATTTGTTCTGGGCTTATGGTTGTTCTTTTAAAATCCCATCTGGGAATAGGTGAGAAACAAAGATCTTCAATTTTTTCAACCAAGTTCTCTGGGAAATTGTCAATTCGTTGTATCATAATCTAGATATTATATACTATTTTTGAACAAAAGAAAATATATTTGAGAACAACCAACCAACTACTGCTGCACCGCCCATGATGATCCAACGCCAACGATTGATCTCATCGATCTTTTCTTTTTCAACTTGATGTTGCTCTTTCATTTCTTGGCGAAGTGCTTTGATTTCGTCCATGATTGAGACTTCGATTTCCTCAATCTTCTTGTAGACTTCACGCAATTCGTCGTTATGCTGCTTCTCAAGTTTGTCAAGAGTTCTATCAAACTTCTCATAGATTACAGAGAAGAAAGAAATCTTCTCTCTCATTGCAGCGACCTCAGTCTCTATTTTACTGAGTTTATTCTCAAAGTCAACCATTTTCTTCTATCCCGTACATTTGTTTAAGTAAGTGTGCTCTGGTTTTATTGTTTTTGTTTTTACAGATCTCATCACTCACCTTTGTTTCCCAAATAAATGGAAACAAACCATGTATAAGCAAAACAAAAGCCCACTTCCATGCTCGAAGTAGGTGCTTTATATAGGATATGTTATTGTCCTGCAGGTGGGACATCGCGCTGCAATTCTGCTTGAGGTGTTGGTGGAACAATTGTTTTCAGTGGCTTTGGTGCTTTCATTAACTCAGCAGGTGGTGCTGGCATTTCGATCTTTGGCACCAAACGAGTTAATGGATTACCACAAGCAGCAAGAAACAAAAAAGAAAGTGCTACAAGATATTTCATTTTCTATTCTCCAATGCTCTTTCTAAAAGTTCTACATATGCTCCGCTTGCAGATAAACTCATCATAAACCACATAAACCACATTTGACCTGTAAGAGCCATACTACCACACAGAACCATACCAGGAGCAAAATATTCATAGATAAACATTATAAAAAATAATGGAGTCCATATAAATTTTATTTTACTTTGCAACATCATTATTTTTCTTCCATGGCATTTCTGGTAGTTTAATATCCAAGCCACGGTCTGCATTTTGCTTATCAACGGATGCCTTTGTTTCAAGAATCCACGATTGCAAACTTACAAGTTGCTGAGCATTCTGCAAGCAAATAGAATAATTGCCCAGAACAGTTCCTAGAGCCTGATTGTCTTTCACGACTGAATCAGTATCATCTGAAGTCTTTTCTGGATCTAGGTCTAGACCTTGCACACTTGTATCGTGCAGATACACCCAACCATTTGTAAGATTAAACTTGCCAGGAACTTGCTGTTGAGCAGCATCACGATAGATTGTCTCTTTCTGAGTGACAACTTTAATCTTGTCAACATACTCAGTCACAACTCTTTCTTTGATGTTTGCTTGCTCTTTCTCGAGTTCAATCTTCAACTGCTCTGCTTCATTAGCCGCTTGTTGAACCATGACTTCGCCAGCATCTGATCCTTTTTTATAGCCAGCACCAAATGCGCCACCAACTAAAAGAACCACCGCAAGGATTTTATATGGTAATGGTATAAGCATAAATTAATCTCTTGGCCAAATATTACTCTCAACTTGATCGTTAAGCCACATACTTGCTCCAAGCAATTTCGAATAGAGCCAATATGTGCCATTGGATAATAATAAAAACAATGATGCAAGCCATTTAAACAAATAGATAAATGGAATTGCGAACGGTTCGAGTATAAACATCAATTACACCAACTTGCTTTCTTATCGCCAAAGTATGCACGAGCATGACCATTCTTAATCAATAGTTCAGATAATCTCTGACCATCGACAATTAGATCACCAAGCACACGCCCACCGAACTTGTCATGCTCTTTCAATTCAATCTGAATCTTCTTAGCATTGGCGACAAGGTTCTTGGTAAACGCACTGGCTTTTTCTGCCGCAGCAGCCTCTGCTGGGCAACCAGCACGTGCACCCTTCTCTGGTGTGTCAACACCCAAAACTCTCAAACTTAATTGAGGTTTTAGAGGTGCTGGCATAAATGGTGCTTCAAACACCACCGTGTCTCCGTCATTGACCTTCAATACTTTGAAGTCGTACGGATTTGCAACTGATGCGCTTGAAAAAAACAACAAAGAAAATGCAAGTAATCTTTTCATTACTTTTCTTTCTTTGCGCGAGCCTTCTTAACTTTCTCAACTGCCTTTTCACCAGCAGCCTTTACATCGCCAAGATCTACTTTGCCGTCTTTATTGACGTCAAGAGTATCTTTTGCAGCATGCATAGCATCTTTGTGATCGACAACGCCATCATCGTTTGCGTCTGGCTTCTTCCATAATTTCCAGGCAACCCAAGCAGCGAAAACAACTAATAGTAATACAACTAATGTACTCATGATCTTCTCCTAGTTAATAAAATTATTCTTTATTTCTTGGCGCGAATTTTTCTGCAACTGTTGTGCTTAATCCACCAAGAACAATTACCATCATCGCGTTATACATATACTCTTCGACTTTTAGACCCCAAATCATATTTACTACAAATGCAACCATGACGAGCAAGGTAGCCATAAAAGTAATAACGCGCTTTGACGATAAGCAATTCGCGTCATGACCGTCTGCTAACATACCTTTTAGATTCGCTAATATATTCATCTATTTCTCCCGACCGTAAGTCCAGAACCATCAGTTACTTTTTTTCTGATAAGTTCTTGTTCTACTCGTTTAGCATAATTATAGTCATGCGTTACGATAAGAATCTTGTTACCAATACTCACAACATATCGCGGAGGTGCATTACGAACACATAACGTCTCTACCATTATTTAGCCAACGGATTTTCCCATGCTTTTTGGATCTTATCGTCGACTTTCTTCTCTAATTCCTTCAATTTAACGTCTGTTTCGCGCTCGATCGTACGCAATCTAGCGTTCATATCACGATCTGTGACTCCGACGAACCCACGGACTTCCTTATCGAGTTCACGATTTCTACGCTCTGCAGCGTCGACATCGGCTTGTAGGCTATCGATATCGCCTTTTAGATCATTACGAACATCGCGGATAATATCGCCGCTTTCGTCGACCATTACGACTGCGTTATCGACACGTTCTTCGATTTTTGTAATGCGCTCGTTGATTGCAGAAAGATCTGGAGCCACATAGGTCTGGATGGCTTCTTTCATTGACATATAATCTTTATAAACTTCGAAAGCACCGTAAAGACCGCCGAGAACGGTAGATACGATCGTGCCTGCAATCATAAGTTTTGCTGGGGTGAAGTTATATCCGCCAATGCTGATTACCGTATTTGGATCAGTTGCGGCTTCTAGTTTATCTACGCTTTCGTCTAAATCCTTACTCATCTATTCTATTCCTCTGTAAATTTTATCTTGTTATGATATAAACTAGTCCAAATATAATCACAACAAACATCAGAAGTAACACACCAAGGCAACTCATAAGAATCAATTCTTCTTCTTTTTGTGCTGCTATCAGTGCTGCCCTTCTTCGAGCTTGCGCTGCTTCTAATTCTTTCTGCGCATGCGCTCTTTGAAACTTTATCCAGTCATCCCATAAACCAGGTCGACCTGCAATTAACATATAATCTTTAAGTTCTTTTTCTTTCCTTCGTGCTTCTTCCAAAGCAAAAAATTCTTCTAACTGAGTTCTTTCGGTTGCGACAGCATTGACGACTTTGGTTTCTAACTTTTGCTTATTATGAAAGAAGTTGCCCAAGTGCCCAGCGCATTCGCCTAGTTCTCTACCATTACTTATCACTTCCTTAATCACAGCATATGCGGCATTAATCGCTGCGAGTTCTGCCAGCATTACTTATATTGCTCGTCAACCATCTTTTTATATGTGTCTGTATTGCCTTTTTCTAGAAAGTATGAACCGCGAGCATTATCTTTAATTACAACGCCCTTGTATATGTCCTCTGGTTTGTACCAAGTGTTATTATCTGCTAATCTAGCAGAGAGATAAGAACTCACATCAGCATCTGCACCGATTGCTGCCACAATACCTGATTGATCAGCATCCATGTAGTTTGCATTAATTGCATCTTGTTGCTCTTTATTGGCTGCTACAACTTGTTCAGCACGAACTTCAGCATCACTCTTTTCTTCTATTGGCTTGATAATTCCAAGGAATTCAAGACTCATTGCATTTGGTGCTTGATTGAATGTGTTAGCCATTGCCAATGCTGGATCAACCATTGCTGTTGTTACTTCTGCGTCTTTGCTTGATTCATCATCAAATGCACTTTGCTCTGCTGTGGCGCGACTGGCTTCCACAATTGCAAGTGCCTCATCTGTTTCTGCAGTATCAACAGTTGGACCACGAACAAATGATTCAGCAAGCATTTCGGCTTCTTGTTCAATCTGGCTTGTTGTTTCACCTGTTGTGAACTCAACTGTTTGCCCCATATCTGTTTGTGCTTCTGCGCCTGAATCAGCAACAGTTATTTCCTGTTGTGTTACATCTTCTAAATTTGTAACAGAAATGGTGTCGGTAGATTGATTTGTTCCCGATGCTTCGCTCGAGAATGCTGCAATTGATTCAGCTTCTCTGGAAGAATCATTAGAAGCAGCCTCACTTGCAGTTAATATTTCTGATAATGCTTGTTGACCTAATTGTCTACCAGTTTCTAGAATATCTAATCCTACATCAGAAGCAGATGAACCGTCATCTTTTTGCTCTGCGGAGGTATTTGTAGCCACTACTGTTTCAGTTGACTCGGCTGTACTTGATTGATCATTAGATGATCTGGTTGTTGTAGTAGTGGTTGTTGAACTTTCTGTTGCAGGACCACCAGCAGTATTGGTATTTGATGAACCAACTTCTGATGCAATTGTAAGGGCATTTTGTAGTACATCTTTAGAAATTGCATCAGCAAGAATCTGAGCCTTTTCTTCATCAGTCAGTTCTCTATAGGTTGCAACAACGGCTGGCTCTCCTGAATCTTCTGCATCTTCAACAAGTAAAATGTCTTCTTCGTCTGTTTCTTCAGCAAGCATTTCCTCTAGGTCGGCGTCAAGAAGTTCTTCTGTGGCTTCCTCATCAGCAACTAGGACTTCTTCTTCCTCGACATATTCAGATCCATCATCTGAACCATCATCACTCCCATCATCAACTGATTCTTCAAGTTCTTCTTGAGCTGCTTCCTGTTCTTCAATAGCAGCCAAAATTTCTTCTGGATCTGTGTAGTCAGTCACACCATCATCAATACCAATACTATCAATGACGCAAGAAGGGTCGTATGGATTTGTAGTACAATCAGGTGCTAGTGGTGTATCTGGTGGCAATGGAACAATCTCTGATGACTGTACAAAGTATGTTGTGTTTTGTAAAGATGATGGATTGTTGCCCCAATAAAATTGAGTAAATTCTGTGGCAGTGTCACCCTGAAAACCAGAGGTGAATGTTCTACCTGTCTGATTATTATAATCAAATGAACCATAATTTATACTGAAACTGCTGTCAGCAAATAAACTAATTTCAAAATTAAATTTATTTCCTGGTCCTGTTTGTGTACAACCCAACTCATTACAGGTATAAGGAGCAGAACCTAATTCATCAACACCATACCAACCAACAGTAAATGAGTTTCCTGTAGACTTATAATATGGATTGCCTGGATTATTGAAATCAGCAAGATCACTCCACATAGCAAAGATGCTATTATTTAAATTATAGTATGATTGATTAGATAAAAATGGCAATTCATTACCGCTGCAGCAACCATTGGCATTGCTGGTAAAACTTATCAATCCATTTTGCGAGATATAAACTGAATCAAACAAACTACCAAAATAGTAAAAATCAAATTGCAATTGAATTGGCTGGAACGTAGAACCATCATCATACAATGTTAATGGCGTTCCACCAGATTGATTAATATTTTGTAATGGTGTTTGTGGTTGCGTAACAGTATATGTCTGTTCAACCGTAGGATCATAAATTGGAGGCAGACCCTGCCCAAAGGCAGGAGCCACCGCCAATAGTAGTAGAGCAAGAAGCCGCTTCATTAGCCGCCTTCTGATGCTTCTGGAAGATCAGTTGACTTTTCTTGCTCGTTCTTTACCCAGAACTTCCACCACTTCTTCTTGAAGTCTGGACGCTCTTCTTTATTGCCTGTCCACTGTTCAGTTGCTTCCTTACCAATCTTACCCATGTAAGGGCATGGTGTTCCAGCCATTTCCATAGCCTTGAACACTCTTTCGTCTTGGCACATCATTGATACAGCAGCAACTTTCATACCCATGTCGTATAGAGTCTTTGATAGTTTGAGGCGTTCGCAATTCATATCGCGAACTGCCTTACCAGCAGAAAGACCAAAGACCTGAGTCTGAACAGCGCCAGAAACGCCCGATACACAGACGTCCTGGCTATATGTTGAGATCATTGGAGCGATAGCAGAAGCAGGAGGTGCTTTGATTGTTGTTTCTGACTTGGTGATATTTTCGTTACGATTGATATTTGTATTTGTGTTATCTGTCTTTACACTTGATTGGCTTGTGCTCTCAGACTTATTCACATTCTCGTTCTTGTTTACAGCAGTTGATGTGCTCACATTTACATTGTTATTATTATTTGTGGCAACAGAAGTGCTATCGTTCTTATTCACATTTGTGTTAGTTGAAGTAGAAACATTGTTGTTGTTATTTGTGTTGGTTGATGTAGAGACATTATTGTTATTGTTAGTATTTGTTGAATTAATATTCGTGTTGTTATTATTATTGTTATTATAAGTCACTTCACCAGACAAATTGTTATTATTGTTATTTGTGTTCGTTGATGTTGATGTGCTAACATTGACATTGTTGTTATTATTAGTGTTATTAGATGTCGTTGTGTTCACATTGTTATTGTTATTTGTGTTATTAGATGTTGTTGTGTTCACATTATTGTTGTTATTTGTCAAAGTACCAGATTGAATGTTGTTATTTGTATTTACATTCGTGTTTGTATTTGTACTGTTGACAACAGAATTGTTGTTATTATTATTCGTAGCAGTACTTGTAGAGGTGTTATTATTGTTATAGTTTACCGTACCACTATTAATGTTATTATTCGTGTTAACATTCGTATTGGTGTTCGTAGATGTCGAAGTGTTTGTATTCACATTCGTATTGGTATTATCAGAAGTCGAAGTAGAAGTATTCGTATTCTGATTAATGTTCGTTGCAGTACCAGACTGAATGTTATTATTTGTATTAACATTCGTGTTGGTATTGTCTGATGTCGATGTGGAAGTCGAAGTTGATGTCGTTGTCGTATTGACATCGGAGGTCGTATTGACCGTAGAAACTGTAGTTGTCTGGGCGAATGCCTGTGTTGCGCCTACTGCGAATAGTAGCGCAAGAAGTAACTTCTTCATTTGAACTCCTGAATGGGTTTGTATATATCAAATCCATACTGCCTTCAACACTAGGAAGGCGAATCTCAGCAGTTTAAATGATCAATTCAAGTCTATCTTTTGCTATATTTAGTTATTTAGTAAATTTCGATAGATTCGGCAAGAAGTGGGTCCACAGGCTCACCCAACATTCTTGCCATTTTTACAAGGAGTTTTTTCTCCTCAAGTGTCTTCATTGCCTGTGCATAAGGTCATTACTGAACGACTTCGTCAGCTGGTGCTGCAGCGCGAAGTTGTTCTGTTGCTTGTGCGCGAATGCGATCAATAAGTGCAAGCGACGCCTTGGCAGGAAGTTCGCCAAGTCCAGCAAGAACAACATTGAGTTCATCGACCGTA